TTGTTGGTCCATTGCCTTGGGGAGCAGGTCCATGGCAAATGTGAGGCAGGAAAGCCTGGTGCTGTCTTTGATGATGAAACGGATGACGAAACGACGCATACAGATTATTTCTGGAAATCCACTCATGCTGTCATCGCCATAGGGAGTGACATTGTAACCCACCAGATCACCGGCGTGGCAACAGGGGAAGCGGATACGGATGTCGTCAACGTAGGGCAGATGAATCAAGCTGTTGCATCTGAAGTGGTGCCTCTCAGTGATCGCATGGATAACAAAATCAACAAATAGGAAACTTCTGTTCAACCAAAAGCAATGGCTAGTATTCCAGAGCCCATGATGGATGACATTTCCGAATCGTCGAAAAACGGATGTACCCTTTTTTACTGGACAAAACGGTAAAGAGGATATTTTAACAAAACAATCGTAGGATAGGGAAGCAGAATGCAGTAGTACTTAGAGCATCTCTGTGTTAAAATGGACATAAGAGAGCTTCCATGCCGGGGTTCTACGGAAAGCACGGATTCAAGAAGAAAACAGAAGTTATCCTTACGGGAATGGAATTGACATGATTGTAGAAAAAGCGAATTCATTGGACAAAACTCGATGGACTGCTGGGTCTGAACCAGCACGACATTCTGAAAGAAAGAGGAGATTATGATGAAAGCAATTTTATTGAATGGAAGTCCAAGAAAAAATTTCAGCACTGCCCAATTGTTGCAGCAGGCACAGCGGGGAGCCGAGACGGCTGGTGCTGAAACAGAACTCATCCATCTGGTAGATTATGAATTTACGGATTGCCGGGAATGCTATGCCTGTAAGCTGAAGAATAGCAAAACGGATGGGTTATGCGCTGTCCGGGACAGTATTCAGCCTGTTCTCAAAAAGATTTGGGAAGCCGATGTGGTCATCGTGGGAAGTCCCGTCTATTTCGGCTATCCTAACGGGCAGGTCATCAGCCTCCTCAATCGTTCCCTTTTCCCAATCTATTCATATTTCTATAAGGACGGGAAGCCCGATATGGTTCCTCATGATAAAAAATTCTCTGCTTTGATCTATTCCATGAACTGCAAGGAAGAGGAGATGGAAAAATTCCATTATCCGGAGCTGCTGGGAACCTGGGGAAAAACCATGGACCTTGTTTATGGATATAACGAAGTTCAGTACTGCTGCAACACTTATCAATACAATGATTATTCCCGTTACAGGCAGAATCTTTTTGATGAAGCGGACAAGAAGCGGCAGCGGGAAGAAGTTTTTCCAAAGGACCTGAAAAAGGCATATGACCTTGGAATGAGACTGACTCGAATGGCGGCGGAAGACCGTAAAAATGAAACGAAAAACTCCTAGAGAGGTACTTGCCGCTTCTTTTCAGGAGCTTGCTGCGGTAAAAAATATCGATAAGATTACGATACAGAAACTCGCAGATAATTGTGGGTATTCATCATAATTTATCTTACCCTCGTTATTGGATAAAACAGTAATGAGGGTATTTTTATGCTTGGAAATGGATAACTTGTTGACACATACCTGCTGTCTTCGCTGGCTGACTATAACCCTCCTTTTTTGCTATAATAACAGAGGAAAAATCACCCAAAAAATTCGGTAGTAGGAAGGGCCCGTTTTACTACCGTTTTTACTACTACAGAGGGCAAAGTTATGACGTTTTTTGCCGGGTTCTGTCTTCTTTACAGAAACGTGTAAACCTCGGAAAACCGCATTATATTGGCATATCCCGACATAAGAAGGAGTGAAAATAAAGTGATAAAGATACTTTTCATCTGTCACGGCACTACTTTCTGATTTTTTGACAAACCGCATGAAATCGGGCTTTGCGGCAGGTGAAAAAAGAAAACGTACTACCGTTTTACTACTAAGATACTATATGTAGTATTTAGTGAAAATAAGATATACAATAAATAGTAAAAGACCTCGTACATATTCAGAAATATGTACGAGGTCTTTGCTATTTATCAAGCATTTCAAGAAAATTTCTACCTGACGGTTGGAGAGCTATGCATATTTTAAAAGGTCATCTGGGCCATCACACCTATACCTGGTTTTGTGATTGATGCCACTTTGGTCGCTCTGTTTATTTCCTATCTAATGCCCATCATCATATTGAAGTGCTGTTCCTGGTTCATGTATTTGAAAATCATTTTGAACGTATTCCGATACAACTGCACATCGAGAAAATCATCAGTATAGTTGATACCGTCGTTGACACCTGAATTATCGGCAACGATGTAAGAAAGCAGAACCTTGGCCATCTCATACCGGTCCGGCGTTTCGGCTCCATTTTCATCATACATAAAATCATCTCTGTGGTCTTCCAGAATGCATTTACGAAGATCGTCACCTTCATAGCCGCACAGCTGCAGGAAATAATATTCCAAGATTCTCCGGATAATACTTTTAAGCGGGATGCCGCTTTTGACTTCTTTATAAGATTCCCACAAAGCGGCATAGGAGTTTTTGACCGGGTTGATATTCATCCTTTCGGAAGGACAGTCAGGATTTTGCTGGTCATACAAAGTTACGGATGATTTATTGTTGAATTTCCGCACAAGGTAGAAAGAAACAAAATCCCATCTATTTGCATATAGGTAGGTGACCTCGCGGTGGAAATAGGCATTATGCGTGAGAATAAAAATTTGCTTTATAAAATTACCATTTACAACGGGGTTCCTGTTGTCAACATTATTCCGGCAGATGTGGATCATCCTGCGAATTTGTGCACTTACAATAAAAAGGGTACCGCTGTCCATACTTGATACAGGGTCATCAATGACAACAATCTTTTTGCGGGGAATGTTTTCTGCATCTGTGCTGCCGAACACGCTCTGCTGAAAGTAAAGAAAAGCGATAAAATTTTTCTCCCCTTCGCTAAGGTTTTGTGCAATCTCCTTTTCTCCCGTAATTTCGTTGGTACGGACTACAGCGTAGTTACGAACCGGCGATGGGATTATCTTTTGCACGGAACCGTCAGGGGATATTTTTTCCTCCCAGTGGGGACAGACTTCGAATCCCTGGAATCCGGCATCTTTCAACATGAGATTGATGTTGTTCATGGCTGATTCGGTTTCTTTTGTTTGACTGTTCAGTATTCGAATAGAATTAGTGAGTTCGTTGATTTCAGCATTTTGTTTTGTAATGATGGCTTGCTGTTCTTTTATTTGCTTTTCGATATCGGCATAACTGTTCCTGTAGGCAGTCATGATATCCTTTGCAAAAAATGCCAGATAAGCAAAGACCTTATCTTTACACTCTTCTTTTTTCTTAGGGGCGTCATCAACGACGGCATTATTTTCCTCTATCAGTTTATTATACCCTTCAATGAGTGCCTGAAGATCTGATAATAGTGGTGCGGTATCATCTAACGTGACTATTTTAGCGGGTTTGGCTACTTTGGCATTAATCTGCTGGATGTTTGCAGCGATGATTCCTTTGAGAGCATCCAGCTTGTTTTTGTAGGGTTTCAGGTCAATTGCCGGGTAAACAGATTCTGGCATCTTTGATATGGGAATGAACAGAGTGTTGGCGGCATCTCTGTAGTCGCTCAGAAAGTTTTCAAGTCTGCCCCGGTTCTTTTTATATTGATCATCGAAGCTTTCCGTAAGCTTTTGTTCAAAATCGGGCGGCAAAGTCTGAGAGCAATAAGGACATTTCCCGCCGGCCTTTTGATGGTACTCTGCGTGACCAGTACGGACCCATTCAGCACTGCTGATATTTTTCCAGAATTCGGCAAGCTGAGTTTCAGATGCATTGACGATGGCAATAGAAAGGACATCGTTACCCTCGATATTATCAAGAACCGAAGAATCAGGAATCGTATGGAACAATTTATATTTTTTAGGAGCGGCAGCATACGCAGAACTGTACATACGCTTCAAATCATTGAGGTCGTACTCAGTCGGGGCGTATTCCATTACCTTTTCAGCGAGCTTCTTTTTAGAATTCGATACCCCTGTCTGAGTGTTGGGGAAATCCTTGGTTCTGAGCGTATCCGTTTTTTCCCATACTTCGTTATATAGGTTCTTGTCGAGCCGATTTTTTTTATCATATAGTTTAGCTTTTTCTGTCTCAGCGCCAGTGATTATTTTTTGGGCGGCGTCTATTTTTCTGCTGGCCTCATCAATCTGCTGCTGGATTTCTGCATTTTCTTCGGTCATCGTAAAGACGCCTGGAAGGTTGTGGAAGTTTTGCATATTACGGTCAATATATTCCTGGTTATAAATCAGGACCTGACAGTCATCTGCAGACACTCCGGGAGCATAAGTAACGCCCAGGCCAGACTGGATTGCCTTAGCAATAGTGGACTTACCAGTACCGTTATTCCCAAAGAAGTAGTTAATATACGTTGGCTCTATACATTCGCCGGTCCCTTTGAAAGTAGCGGCGTCAAGTTTGATTTGTGTTATTTCACTTTGAAATTTTTTATCCATAGGCAATTACCTCCATTGCGAAGGGAACGGAAGTTTTTCCAGTCCGGCTTCTTTAAAAGCTTCAAACAGGTTCACTTTATGAACAGACCAGGCACAGCAGTTTAGATCCGTGATAACGCAGTCCATGTTTAAATCGAAACAGACTGCATATTTTTTTTCACATAGCACCTTTTGAGGGATAGAAGCGATGGGGCAGAAAACGACTTTTATAGCTTGGCTTTCTTTTTTTATCTGTGTTATATACGCATATATTGCACATTGATTAGAGCCAGCAACCCCTCCCGGATTTTCGTTTTCCATACAGATGATGGCGGGAAATGTCTTTAGTTCAGCGACGCCTTCTTCTGACAGGGATGAACATCGTCCCAGTATTTCTGCGGGGACATAACGTCTGCTCAACGCATATTCTTTAGGCACGGTAACATAGTTGTTTTTAAAGGCATCCTCCTCACCGGTAACGAGAAGCTGATAGTATTCCTTGCTGAAGTTTTCGATAGCTATCATCTGTGCCGCACTGTTACTTGCTCCTTGTGGGGGCAGCGCTATATTGAAAGTAATATTGCTGTGATTGATGTTATAGTTATCGTTGCTTTGATTTTCTATGTAGGTGCTGTTGCCCACGACAGGGATATGCGGGTCAACACGGGCAGGCATTTTCATTCGGGTGCTCCTTATTTGTTGAAAATGATGTTGCTGTCTTTAATATTATATGTCTTTGATTCGCTATGGGCGATGTTCGTTTGGTTCTGGATAATCGTGGTGTGGTTTTCACCCGGGGTGGCTTTTTTGTTGACATCTTCAACGACGATATCGAAGTCGATGATATATTGACACAGGCGTTCATGCAACTGTTTGCAAGCTTTCCTATCGGAATCTATCCGATTTCGAAGTTCTTCTTCTATTTTTTCGGCATCGCGAGATAAGTTTTTTTTATGAACGAAACAATCAGTGGCAGATTCATACCACATATAGCAGCCCCAAAAATGAAAATAACAATACAAAGTTCCTAAGATATCTACCCTCAAGCTATTCAGTTCCTTGTTTTTAAAGTTTCTATCGGAATGTTCCCATTTCTTATATACATCGTCGAATTTATCCGAATAACTAGATGGCATAGGCATGATAGTTAAGTCGGTATCGCTGCCGAATTTCAACAGCTCATTGAAGTCCCTCATTAACTCAGCTAAAAGTTTAGTGTCACGGCGGGAAAGAGGGGGTTCTGAGGGTACTTCTTCGTTGGTTTTGGAATCCGTAGATACTGTCAGTTCTTTATCTTCGGATTCAGGACTTTCTGCTTCGCTATCGGCAGCTTTTGAAGAATCCTTTTCTACATCATCATGGATTTTTAAATCCATGATAACTTCTATCGGTTTTACGTCTTTACCAAGGTTTTGCTTTATTTCATTCTTTAATTTCCAGGCTGCGTTCGGGGAAGACTGGGTATACCAGGCCTTGAATGTATCGCGACCGGATTCACAGTCTGGGCAATTAACAACGACATAATGCAGAACACTGAGGAAAAAAGGCAAAAAGTATATGGCTTTGGCTTCATGAAGACAACTTACAGGTATACATTCTCCGAAGTTTATAGCAAGTTCTGTGCCCGGGGATATGGACTTATCTTTCTGCATAATATCAATCAATACCCGGACGAGCCACTTGCATTTTTCTGGATTTAAATATTGCTTTATAAATTCTGCTGTCCTTTCGAGGATAGCAGAATTTTTTTCGTTATAGCCTGTATTGAAAGTCGATTGGAGTGTTTCATCAGTAAAAGGAACATAATCCCCTTTGCTGTTTTCACATTTTTTATAGTTGGACACGCTTTTCTTTAATGCGGTGCCGCGAGACTTGGAAAGATTCTCCCCTGTGAGTATCTTTGCCAGACCGCAGTATATATCCGGTTCAGAAAGCCCATCTGCTTTGCTGTTAAACGTGTCACGTTGGCTGGTACGAAACCGACGTGCTTCCAGTAATAAATCAAAGAAGATTCCTCCGCACAGGTGAGGAATGTTCGATAAGGGCATGTTTTTTGTACCTCCTTAAAAAAGTAACGTTAGGCATCAAAAGTAACACAAGTAACGGTTGCTCGGAACGCTCGCTACAGTAAATTAGAGACAGATGAAATCAGTAAAGTGCAGTTCTCGACATACTTTTATTTAAGTATATCATACATGAACCGCACTTCCAATTTCAGCTGAAGCTTAAAAAAATCTAACATGTCCAAGTGCGCATCAGGACGATGAGATGTATAGACTGTCTTACCCGTTACCCGCTGGGTAGCAGGCAGGATGGAAATGCCCTCACCGTGTCATTTCATGCGCCGTTTTTGGATTTGTAAAGGCTCGTAGGGGTATTTTCCGACGGGCCTTATTTTGCATCTTTTCGTCCTCTGGCATGGGCAGAGAAAGGATGCAAAAAATGAAAATCAGAGTCAAATATTATGCCAACGACGAATCAAAGGCCCCCCTGACCATGGATGTCGAAGTCGCGGAGGGCGAATGCAAAATCATGATCGAGCGGGATTATCAGCAGAGAAAACAGGATGCCACAGACGGAGAACCCGTAATCCGGCGCAGCGCTCAGGAAATCATGAATGCGGAATTTAACAGACCGCTATATAACAACTGGCACAGGGAACATCGCAGAAGGGCTGCGTTCCCGGATTACCAGCGCCGCGATGAACAAGATGGAGTTCTGGCTAATCCTATCGAAGATGCACCCGATACTTATAGCTGCGGAATTGCTGGGAGCGGATGTTGGCGCAATGGGAAACCCGTCCCGGATATGAATTTGGTCAGCCGAGATGAACTGGATTGGGAACGTAAAGTCGATGACGAAGCGGTTTGCCAGATTATACGTAGAGTTCTGGAAAAGAAACCAGAGTGGGCCGACGCGGTCATTGCTGTGTTCATCAATGGTGAATCTATTCGGGGGTACGCTGCCAGAATTGGAGCCAACGAAAACAATATCACACAGAAGCTCAAAAGGGCCAGAAAAAAATTGCAAAATTATTTTGCAAACCGTCAGATTGGAAGCCTTGTAGAGGCTAAAAAATAGGGGGGAACTCCGTACCGAATTTGAAGGAGGTCATTAACATGACGAACGTAGAAAACTTTATCTACAACGGAATGAATGTGCGTACGGCCATCGTGAACGGTGAGCCATGGTTTGTAGCTGCCGATGTGTGCCGGATTCTGGATATTTCCAATCCCAGCGATGCGCTGTCGAGGTTAGATGAAGACGAAAAAAATACCCTAGTTTTAATCGAGGGTATTCCGGGGAACCCGGAAAAGAAGGTCGTCAACGAACCAGGATTGTACACGCTGATTCTTGGAAGCCGTAAACCCGAAGCGAAGGCCTTTAAGAGATGGGTGACCCATGAAGTGATTCCGTCTATCCGCAGAACGGGGTTATATGCAACGGATGCTATCCTTAACAATCCGGATTTGGCTATTGCTGCACTTACCAGACTCAAGGAAGAACGAGAACATCGCAGATCCATGGAACTTCTTGCAGCCGCTCAACAGCAACAGATTGCTGAACTCCGGCCAAAGGCGTCTTACTATGATTTGGTCCTCCAGTGCAAAGACCTCGTCAAGACTTCGGTCATCGCCAAAGATTACGGATGGTCTGCCCAGCGCCTGAACAACTGGCTCCATGAACGAGGCATCCAGTACAAACAGGGCAACATCTGGCTGCTTTACCAAGAATATGCGCCGCTAGGCTATACCAGCACAAAAACGTTTAACGTTCCCGATGGAAATGGAGTCCTGCATAACCGCGTCTATACGTATTGGACGCAGAAAGGGCGGCTGTTTATTTATCGGATGATGACCGCAGAAGGGAATTTCCCGCTCATTGAGCGAGGGAGGTGCGGGTGTGACGATATTTAACCATGAACATTATAAGGACCCTACCCCACACGATGCATTAGCGCTTATCGACAATGAACAGAAAACGATCAGGGTTTACAGGCCATTGGTATATATATGTTCGCCGTATTCAGGCAATATCGCCGGGAACGTAGAAAATGCCCGGCGATATTCCCGGTTTGCTTTTGAGCAGGGATGTATTCCCATAGCCCCGCATCTCCTGTTCACACAGTTCCTGGATGACACCAACCCAAAGGAACGGGAACTGGGGCTGCACTTTGGCAATATCCTGATGCGCCTGTGCCGGGAAGTCTGGGTATTCGGCGATGCCATATCAGCCGGGATGGAGACTGAAATCAAAAGAGCCAGATGGAAGAATTATAGATTGCGATATTTTAACAGTGACTTGGAGGAGATTCAAAAATGAATTTTACACTTTACATATCTGATTTTGCTGGCGTGGAAGCGAACTGCCGCTATCCAAGACAGCAGGAAATCAGTTGCGCCGAAGACCTCAAAGCGGCAGCTGCCTTTGATCATGTCTGCGTGACCTTCAAAGATTGTTATCGGAAGCGGGAGAACTTCCTCTCTGCCGATGTCCTGGTCATGGATTGCGACAATACCTACTCAGAGAATCCTGCTGACTGGATTACCATGGAAAAGCTCCTGGCCATGCTGCCAAAAGTCTCGGTGGCCATCGTGCCGTCAAGGAATCACATGAAACCCAAGGACGGCAAGTGTGCCAGACCACGCTTCCATGCCTATTTCGGGATTCCGGATATCACGGATGAACAGCATTATGCAGAACTGAAACGGGCAATCCACCGTGCCTATCCCTTCTTTGATGAAGCGGCTCTCGATGCGGCCCGGTTCATCTATGGCTGTCCCGTCGAGAATGTATTGTGGCAGGATGGGGAAACGACAATCGACCAGGTACTTAAGATTGGGGAAGCCGAGTCACGCAGTATCCCGGCCGGACGCAGGAACAGCACCATGAGCCGCTTTGCCGGCCGCATCATCAAACGTTACGGGGCGACGGAAAAGGCGTATCAGTTTTTCCTCGACGAAGCGGAAAAATGCGACCCGCCGCTTCCCGATGCCGAGCTGAACACTATCTGGGGCAGTGCTGTACGCTTCGGCAAGCGCATCGCAAAGCAGGAAGGGTATATCAGCCCAGATGAATACAACAACGACTTCGGCACCCGGGACTCCCTGCGGCCGGAGGATTACTCGGATATCGGCCAAGCCAAGGTCATCGCCAGAGAATACGGTAATGAACTGCGCTACACCGACAGCACGGACTTCATCCGCTACGACGGCATCTGCTGGGAAGAATCGCGGCAGGCAGCGGTCGGTGCGGCAGAAGAATTCCTGGATTTGCAGCTGGCTGATGCCAATGAACAGTCCGAACAGGCACTCAAGGAATTAGCAGGGACAGGGATTTCGGAAGATATCATCCGTAAGGGCGGACGGAACCTGGAGAAGATGATCGAGGAAAAGCAGACCAAAGCCTACGCCTCCTACCTTGCCGCAGAAGCGTACCGGAAGTTTGTCCTGAAACGCCGCGATATGCGCTATATCCTGTCGGCCCTGCAGGCATTGAAACCCATGGTCCAGATGCCTATCCAGGCACTGGATGCAGATGAATTCCTGCTGAACACCCCGTCTTATACATATGATCTGCGGAAAGGGATGCGGGGACGGCAGGAACACCGAGCGACGGACTTCATCACGAAATGTACCTCTGTAGACCCGGGCATCGAAGGGAAAGCTATTTGGGAACAGGCCGTCCGGCAGTTCTTTACCGGCGATACGGCGCTCATCGACTACGCCCAGGAAATCAGCGGCCTGATGGCCATCGGCAAAGTCTATGTGGAAGCCCTGGTCATTGCGTACGGCGACGGCCGCAACGGCAAGTCGACCTACTGGAATTCCCTGGCCCGCGTCCTTGGCAGCTACTGCGGCGGCATCTCTGCCGATGCCCTGACGGCAGGCTGCAAGCGGAACGTCCGTCCGGAAATGGCGGAGCTGAAGGGGAAGCGCATGATCATTGCCGCCGAAATGGAAGAAGGCGTCCGGCTTTCTACATCCATCCTGAAACAGCTCTGCTCAACGGATGAAGTGAGCGGCGAAAAGAAATATAAGGATCCTTTTAAGTTCGTACCGACACACACGCTGGTTCTCTACACGAACCACCTGCCCAGGGTGGGTGCCAATGACGAAGGGACATGGCGGCGTCTTATCGTCATGCCCTTCAAGGCCCAGTTCGAAGGGAAGAGCGACATCAAAAACTACGCAGACTACCTGGTGGAGAAAGCCGGTCCTGCCATCCTGCAATGGATCATCGAAGGGGCGGAGAGGGTCATTGCCAAGAACTATCACCTGGATACGCCTGATTGCGTCGCATCTGCCATCAATGAATACCGCGGGCAGAATGACTGGCTTCGGCATTTCCTGGATGACTGTTGTGAAGAAGATGCCTCTTTCAGCGAGAAGTCCGGGGAACTTTATACGGCCTATCGGCTGTACTGCCAGCAGATGAACGAGTATACCCGCAGTACGACGGATTTTTACGGAGCATTAGAGAAAACTGGGTTTGACAGGCGTAAGCGGAAAGCCGGGTATTTCATTTATGGGCTGAAGCTGAAAGTCACAGATTTCCTGTAAGAAAAAGGGAAGGGTGCAGGTCGGTGCAGGTCAATATATAACCCCCCTTTAGGGCTGAAAAATAGAAAAAATGTCTTTAAGGGAAGTTTATGAAACGACCTTCACCGACCTGCACCCCTATAAAAAAGAGGTGAGTAATATGCGAGAAAAAGTAATCGAACACCACCTGGTGATGGAAACGGAGAAGGCTGGCGGTAAGGCAGTGAAGCTTGTTTCGCCATCATTTGCAGGTATGCCGGACCGCTTGATTCTATTGGCTGATGGGAAGATGGGCTTTGTGGAAGTAAAGGCGCCGGGGCAGAAGCCAAGGCCGCTGCAGCTGAAGCGCCATGCCATGTTGCGACGGCTGGGCTACCAGGTATTCGTCCTGGATGCCATGGAGGATATTCCCGCAGTCCTGAAGGCTATCGCCCACATGCCTGATGGGAAAGGGGGCGGAGGTGCATGAAGTTCATGCCGCATGATTATCAGAAATACGCCATCGAATACATCAAGTCCCATCCCATTACAGCCCTGTTCCTAGACATGGGCCTTGGCAAGACGGTGACAACGCTGACGGCCATCCGTGACCTCATGTATGATGCCTTTGAAGTTAAGCGGGTGCTGGTGGTAGCTCCGCTGCGGGTGGCGAGAGACACCTGGCCGGATGAACTCAGGAAGTGGGATCACCTGAAAGAGCTGACCTGCAGTGTGGTCGTGGGAACCGTGGCAGAACGGCGGCGGGCTTTGCAGCAGGATGCGGATATCTATATCGTGAACCGCGAGAACCTGGCCTGGCTCTATGAGAACAGCCGCCTGGATTTCGATATGGTCGTTCTGGACGAGCTGTCGAGTTTCAAGAACCACCAGTCGAAGCGGTTCCGGGCCATGAAAGCTCTGCGTCCCAGGGTGAAACGCATCGTCGGCCTTACGGGAACGCCCAGCGGCAATGGTCTGATGGACCTCTGGGCCGAGTTCCGCATCCTGGATATGGGAGAGCGGCTGGGGAGATATATCAGCCAGTACCGGAACCTGTACTTTACGCCAGATAAGCGCAACGGCATGGTGGTGTATTCCTACAAACCCCTGCCGGGAGCGGAAGAAGCCATCTATCACCAGATTGCCGACATCACCGTGTCCATGAAGGCGGCCGATTACTTGAAAATGCCAGAACTGGTGAGCGTAGCGAAGGAAGTCAGACTGAGTGAAAAGGAGAAGGAACGGTATGACGAACTGAAGAAGTCCCTGGTACTGAAGCTTCCAGGCGGCGAGGTCACCTCTGCCAATGCCGCGTCGCTTACCCTGAAGCTTTCGCAGATGGCGAACGGCGCCATTTACACAGATGACAAGAACGTCGTGAATATCCATGACCGTAAACTGGAGGCCCTGGAAGACCTAGTAGAAAGTGCCAACGGGAAGTCTGTCCTGGTGGCGTACTGGTTCAAGCACGATAAGGACCGCATCCGGGAGCGGATGGAAGCCAGGGAACTGAAGGAGCTGCAGGATTTCGCCGACTGGAACGCAGGAAAGATTCCTGTGGCCCTCATCCATCCAGCTTCTGCCGGACACGGCCTAAACCTGCAGCAGGGCGGTTCCATCCTGATCTGGTTCGGCCTGACCTGGAGCCTGGAGCTGTACCAGCAGACCAACGCCCGGCTCTGGCGGCAGGGGCAGGCGGACAAGACGGTCATCATACAGCACATCGTAGCCAAGGACACGATTGATGAACGCATCCTGAACGTCTTGAAACACAAAAACGGAACCCAGGCCGCACTGATTGAAGCCGTAAAGGCTGACCTGGGCATGACGGAAACAGAAAATGGGGGTATACTATGAAACAGGAAACAGAAGGAGCAAATAAACAGATGGAAGTAAGAGAATTTTTAGAACGGGCGCGTTACATCAATATGGAAATCGATAGTAAACTGGAGCATGTGACAGCTCTGCGGCACCTGGCCTGCAAAGTGAATAATACCTTTAGTGAAACACCACCTAGCAGTACGCCGGACCCTAAGCGGATGGAAAACGTGATTATCCGGTTTGTGGATCTGGAAAAAGAGGTGGATGAAACCATCGACCACTTGGTGGACATCAAAGGCAGCATCATGAAAGCAATCCGCAAACTGGACGACCCCAAAGAAAGAATCGTATTGGAGCTGAGATACCTGGCCTTTAAAGACTGGCCGGAGATTGCAGAGAAAATGAAGCTGCAGCCCCGCCGTGTGTACCAGATCCACCGGGATGCTTTGGCACACCTTGACCTGACAGAAATGAATCAGCCGGATTGCACCAAGTTGCAGTAGGTTTCTCTTGTTTACAGCCCCATCTGTGTGATATGATATAGTTACCAAGAAAAGGATAAAGGACCGTGGCGAAATGCCAGCGGTCCTTTTTTGATGCCGGAGATGAGGAAGAATGCCCAGAAGACCAAAGACACCCTGCAAATATCCGGGCTGCCCCAGGCTGGTGCCGTATGGAAGAAAATATTGTGAGGAACATGAACGGCAGTGCCAGGGCGACCGGGCTGATGCAGAAACACGTGGCTACGGATGGGAGTGGCAGAAGGCCAGGAAGTTTTTCCTGAAACGTCATCCCTGGTGCGTCCGCTGCAAAGCCAAAGGCCGTCTGGTCCCGGCAACGGTCGTTGACCATATCAAACCGCATCGCGGTGATGAGAAACTGTTCTGGGACGAAACGAACTGGCAGCCCCTTTGCAAGAGCTGCCATGACCATAAGACGATGACCGAAGACCGGGACATCGAATACAAGTACTGAATCCGTCCGTAGGGCGGGGGATGCAAATCTCTGCAGCCCTTCTGCCCATGACCGCCGCCCCCTCAAACGTGAAAAAACGCGAAATTCATAAGGGGGGATACCCGGCATCTAAAATCGAATCATCTGCTCCAGGCTATTTGGCCCGGAGCTTTTTTGTTGTGTGAAAGGAGCCTGTCATGAACGACTGCCAGCGTCGGCAGATAGAAGCCATGCGGAAGCAGGGGATGGGCTACAAAGCCATCGCCAGGAAGACCAAGCTGTCACGGGACAGCGTACGGAATTATTGCAGGTGGCACCACCTCGCCGGTTACGGCAGAGCGGTGGCGGCTGCCTTCAGAGAGGAGCAAGCGTGTGAAGACATCGGATATGGAATGGAAGATGCTGCCCATCGGCCAGCTGAAGCCTGCGGCATATAACCCCAGGAAGCAGCTGAAGCCTGGCGACAAGGAATACGAGAAAATCAAGAAGTCCATTCAGGAGTTTGGCTATGTGGAACCCATCATCGTCAATTACGACATGACGGTCATCGGCGGGCATCAGCGCCTGACCGTACTGAAGAATCTGGGCTACGAAGAAGTCCAGTGTGTCGTTGTCCATATCGAGGATGAGCATAAGGTCAAGGCGCTCAACATCGCACTCAATAAAATCACGGGTGCTTGGAACGAACAGCTCCTGGCCGACCTCATCGTCGATTTGCAGAGCGTCGACTTCAACGTCGACCTGACGGGCTTTGAAGCACCGGAAGTCGAGCAGCTCTTCTCGAAAGTGTACAACAAGAAAATCAAGGAAGATGACTTTGATGTCGACGGTGAACTGGCAAAGCCGACCGTCGCCCGGGCGGGAGATATCTGGTTCCTGGGTGACCACCGCGTCATCTGTGGCGATGCGACGCTGCCGGAAACCTATGAACGGCTGATGGCGGGGAAGAAGGCCAACATGGTGCTGACGGATCCGCCGTATAACGTCGATGTCGAAGAAACGGCCGGCAAGATTAAGAACGATAATATGCCGGATGACAAGTTCTACCAGTTCCTTTTCGCGGCCTTCGTCAATATGGAACAGAACATGGAGCAGGATGCTTCCATCTATGTATTCCACGCAGATACCCAGGGGCTGAACTTCCGCAAGGCATTCAAGGACGCAGGCTTTTACCTGTCCGGCTGCTGCATCTGGAAGAAGAACGCCCTGGTACTGGGACGTAGCCCGTATCAATGGCAGCATGAACCGTGCCTTTTTGGCTGGAAGCTGAACGGCAGGCATCAATGGTATTCTGACCGCAAGCAGACGACCATCTGGGAATACGACCGGCCGAAAGCCAGCAAAGAGCATCCCACTATGAAGCCTGTAGCTCTCATGGCCTATCCTATACAGAATTCATCCATGAGCCACTGCATCATCCTGGACCCGTTCCTCGGTTCCGGTTCTACGCTCATGGCCTGCCAGCAGACGGGCCGCATCTGTTACGGCATCGAGCTGGACGAGAAGTTCGTCGACGTCATCGTCAGGCGCTACATCAGTGAATATGGGGACGCGGGTGTGTTTATCCTGCGCGGGGATGAGAAAATCCCGTATGCGGAGGTGGCAGATGATGGAACAGATTAAGCTGGGCAGCCTGTTCTCCGGGAGCGGCGGCTTTGAACTGGGCGCCATCCTGGCGGGCATCCGTCCTGTATGGAACTCGGAAATCGAGCCGTTCCCCATCCGCGTGACGACGAGACGGCTGCCATCTGTGAAGCATTACGGCGATGTGAGTGCCATAAACGGCGCACAAATCGAGCCGGTAGACATCATTACCTTCGGCAGTCCCTGCCAGGATATGTCGATTGCCGGAAAAAGGGATGGCCTTGGCGGTTCGCAGTCCTCGCTGTTCTATCAGGCAGTGCGCATCGTGAAGGAAATGAGGGAAGAAACGAATGGACAATATCCAAGATATATCGTGTGGGAGAATGTCCCTGGGGCTTTCTCCAGCAACAAGGGAGAGGACTTCCGGACGGTCCTTGAAGAAATCTGCCGCATCAAAGACCCTGCGGTTTCAGTGGCTGGCTGTGCCAGATGGCAGCCTGCGGGATGCATCCTGGGAAACGGGTACTCTGTGGCCTGGCGCGTCCTCGATGCCCAATACTGGGGCGTCCCCCAGAGAAGAAAGCGCATCTACCTTGTCGCAGATTTTGATGGACAAAGTGCCGGAAAGGTTCTATTTGAGTCCGAGGGCCTGTCAGGGTATTCTGCGCGGGGCTTCCGAGCATGGCAGGGTGCTGCCGGACGTCTTGCGCCTGGCCCTGGAACGGCAGGCACAATCTGCCTGAATGACCAGGGCGGCATCCGAATGGATGTGACGGAAGAGCGGACGAACACCTTACGGGCAGAAGCCCATCATCCTCCGGTCATCGTCAATCTGCCGGGTCCGGTGTTTGAGAACCATGGAGCCGATGCCCGGTACAAGGGGCCGCTCTCTGTGAACCCATCACTCACGGCGCGGTACGGGACGGGCGGCAACAACCAGCCGCTGGTCCTACAGGGCGGGGGCAACAGAGAAAAGAAAACCTATGATGTACGGCAGACCTCGGACGGCACCCGCAATATGCGGAACCATATCTATGAGAGCGATACCTGCCGGACCGTCGACCGTTCGGGAAATGTACCGGGGAGCAACCAGGGCGGCATCGCTGTGGTGGAGCTGACCTATAGTGCCAGCAAGAATTCCCACTTCACACGGGCGGCGAAGGAAATGGCCAGTTCCCTGGTAGCTACGGATTATAAAGATCCGCCGCTCATCAACAGCCATGCTCGTGTCCGCCGCCTGATGCCGGCAGAATGTGCAAGGCTCCAGGGATTCCCGGACTGGTGGTGCAGCCATCTGGAAACAGGGAACCCGTCTGAAGAAGACATCCGCTTTTGGAGCGATGTCTTTGAGACCCATCGGAAAGCCCTGGGGAAAAAGACAAAGCCCAAGACCCGGAACCAGATTATCAAATGGCTGAAGGAACCGTACCGGGATTCTGCGGAATACAAGATGTGGGGCAACGGTGTCGCCCTTCCCTGCGTGTATTTCGTCTTGGCCGGCATTGCCTGCTTCTTTGAGAAAAAGATGCAAAAATGATTTGCTATTATCGGCGTTCAGAGTGATATATGTACTAGCAAAACAAGGAGGTACATAGACCATGACAATCCAGACGAACCTGAACGACCGCAAGGAACTGGCCAGAAGGCTGATTCCCTTCAACCATAACGAAAAGCTCCGCTATACGGGGACGCCGGCCTTTGCCTACGAAGGGCGGGGGTTCCGCATCCTTCGCAGCGGCGATATCGAATGCGATGATGAAAAGACAGAAGCCGCCATCACGGCTTTCCTGCAGGAAGCAGGCATCCTTCCGCATCCGGAATCGGCAGAAGGAACGGAACCCGAAGTGCCGCAAGAGCCGCTGGAGCAGGATGAAACGCCAGGATTGGACGCACTGCCGCATCCGGACAGGATGGAAATCAAGGTTCCCATTGATGGCATGGACGGTGCGCAGCTCCGCAACCTGGTCTTCATGCTCCACGCCCAGCAGTACCTGCTGAACCGGGCGGCAGGACATGAAAACATCCATGTGCCGGATAGGCTGGTGGAAGACTTGAAAGAAGAACCTGGTACCGACCAGACTTCCTTCTTTGCCATCTATCAGAACTATCGCAAGGAAGGGCGGGGATTCTGGATTGCGGCAGATACGGTGACATTCTGCATTGCCGCAACCGGCAATGCTGTGAAGAACCGCGCCCTGATTGAACTAGCGGCCTTCATGGTCAGCGCAGCGAAAAAAGCGAAACGGGTTCAGGCTGACACACGGAAGCCTGAAAACGAGAAGTACTACCTGCGGATGTGGCTCCTGCGCATCGGCATGGGGACCAAGGCCAGCCACGAATCGCGCATGGCCCTGCTGAAAGGCCTGAAGGGATGGAGCGCCTTCCGCACGGAAGAAGAAGCCAAGGCTCATGCCAGAAAGCAGAAGGAACGCCGGCATCAGAACCCATAAATTTTCAATTTAATTCATAAGTATTCTCAAAATGACTTGCTATTGTGTGCCTTTAGAGTGATATATAGTGTACCAAAAGAACACACGCACACATAGAAAGGACAGAGAGGATTATGAAAACACTACACTTTGGCATCGAAATGGAAATGACAGGGATTACGAGAAGCCGGGCCGCCAGCCTCATAGCCCGTTTCTTCGGGACGGAAAGCCGGCACGAAGGCGGTGCCTACGATACCTACACCGCAAGGGATGAACAGGGACGGAAATGGAAAGCCATGAACGACTCCAGCCTGGTTCCACAGAAGAAGGTGAACGGAAACATTACAGATGCTTCCAGCTTCTACCGCACGGAAGTGGTCAGTCCCATTCTTTCCTACGAAGACATCCCGAAGCTGCAGGAACTGGTGCGGATGCTACGCAAGGCCGGGGCCTTTGCCAATAAGTCCTGCGGCATCCACATCCACGTCGGGGCCGAACGCTTCACGGCAAAGACCCTGCGGAACCTGGTGAACATTATGGCGAGCAAGGAAGACATGATTTACCGCGCCCTCCAGATTAACCCATCGCGGGAAAGCCGATACTGCCGGAAAACGAACACCACCTTCCTGAAGGACCTCAACCGGAAAAAGCCGGACACGCTGGATGGCATCGCCGACCTCTGGTATCAGGAAGCACCCTACGGACGGAACCATCATTACAACAGCACCCGCTACCACGGGCTGAACCTGCATGCCACCTTCACCAAAGGGACCGTCGAGTTCCGGCTTTTCAACGGGACACTCCACGCTGGGGAAATAAAGGCATACATTCAGTTCTGCCTGGCCGTCGCTCATCAGGCCCTGGCCCAGAAGAAAGCCTCGGCCCGAAAGACCGAAACGGACAATGAGAAATACGCTTTCCGGTGCTGGATGCTCCGGCTCGGACTCATCGGTGACGAGTTCAAGACCTGCCGGCTCCACTTCCTGAAACACCTCACAGGCAATTCCGCATGGCGCAATGCCGCCGCTTGAAGGGGATAGCCTTACGGGCAGCTTCAGCTGCCCTTGGGGTGGTAGAAGGGCAATCCCTTCAGAAAGGATGAGAGCGATGAAACAAAGAATCTACATTGCCTACGGTAGCAACATGAGTGAAGTACAGATGGCAAGACGGTGTCCTGACGCCGTTCTTTCAGGGACGGGCCGAATCCGGGGCTATGAACTCCTCTTCAAAGGTTCCTTGACAGGATGTTACGCCACGATCGAGAAGAAGGCGGATGCCTTCGTGCCGGTTGTTTTCTGGCGCATTTCTCCGGCGGATGAACGGCGGCTCGATGCCTATGAAGGCTTCCCGCGGTTCTATTATAAAAAAGAAGTGGATGTGGAAACAGATGATGGCATCCTCAGCGGCCTTGTGTACATCATGCACGAAGACCGGCGGTTCGGTATTCCGGAGGACTGGTATTATCAGAACATGGAGCGGGATTACCGCAGGTTCGGTTTCGACCTGTCTATCCTGCGGGTCGGCCTGCGGCACAGCCGGGAACGGATGGAAGGAACGCGGCTCCGGCTTATCGCCATGGATGACAGGCAGGCTCCGCCCAAGGGAACTGAAGGCACCGTCCAGTTCGTCGATGATGCTGGGACCATCCATGTACAGTGGGATACAGGCAGCAGTCTTGGGCTGATACCCGGAGCTGATGAATGGGAAGTCATCGAATAAGATGCATAAATATCGGATAGGCAGTCAGCGTCGAACTGTTCGAAGACAATGGCCACGCCATCGAATGGGTCATGAAGAATTAAAAAAGAGAACCAGAGGGGAACGCAGATGCGGTCCCCTCTGTCGTACAGCCCGCAAGGGCTTTTTTATTGGGAGGTGAGCGCCATTGGCTGTACGAGGAAGAAAACCGAAGCCGACGGCGCTCAAGGTGCTGGAAGGCAATCCCGGCCATCGTCCCCTCAATAAGAAGGAACCCATGCCAAAGGGACGGCTCCCTCGCTGCCCGGACTGGCTGGAATACGATGCCAAGAAAGAATGGAAGCGGCTGGGGAAAGTCCTCGCTGAGATGGGGATGCTGACCAATCTGGATATGATGGCCTTTGCCGGGTACTGCCAGGCATATGCCCGATGGAAAGGAGCGGAAGAGTTCATCACCCAGCATGGGGATATGGTGCGGACGCCGAACGGCTACCTGCAGCAGGTACCGCAGGTATCAATTGCCCAGACGAACCTCAAGATCATGCTGAAATTCTGTGAGCAGTTTGGCCTGACCCCGTCAGCCCGGAGCCGCATGATTGGGGAAGAGAACGGGGCAGAAAAAGAAACGGATGAAATGGAACTGCTGTTAAGGGGGTGACAAGTTTGGCATTTGTATATAAGCCGTCAGCGTTCATGCTGCCGGATTCCCATTACGACAAGGACAAGGCCGACAGAGCGGTTGCCTTCATCGAGCATCTCTGTCATACCAAAGGCAAATGGGCCGGGCAGCCGTTCTTGCTCCTGCCGTGGCAGGAACAGATTGTGCGTGATCTCTTCGGCATCGTCAAGGAAAACGGGAAACGGCAGTTCCTGACGGCCTATATAGAGATTCCAAAGAAGAACGGGAAAAGCGAGCTGGCTGCAGCCATCGCCCTGTACCTTCTTTATGCCGATAACGAGCCGAGTGCCGAAGTGTATGGTGCGGCCTGTGACCGCAACCAGGCTTCCATTGTCTTTGATGTGGCACGGCAGATGGTCGAGATGAGTCCGGCCCTGATGCGCCGCTCCAAGATACGGACGGCGGGCAAGCGCATCATCAATTATCGCAACGCCGGGTTCTACCAAGTGCTGTCGGCGGAAACCGGGACCAAACACGGACTCAATGTGTCGGGCCTGGTCTTTGACGAAATCCACGCCCAGCCGAACCGCAAGCTCTATGATGTCCTGACCAAGGGCTCCGGCGATGCCCGGGAGCAGCCGCTCTTCTTCATCATCACCACGGCAGGCAACGACAAGAACAGCATCTGCTATGAACTGCACACAAAGGCCCTGGACTTGATGGCGGGCCGGAAGAAAGATTCCACCTTTTACCCCGTGGTCTATGGCCTGGAACATGAGGAAGACTGGACGGATGAAGCAAACTGGTACAAGGCGAACCCGTCCCTGGGTCATACCATACAGATTGACCGCGTCCGGGAAGCCTATCGGAATGCCGTCGAAAATCCGGCGGAAGAGAATGTCTTTAAGCAGCTTCGGCTCAATATCTGGACTTCGGCCAGCATCCGCTGGATACCAGAACAGGTCTACGACAAGGGGAGCCTTCCCATTGACCTGGATTCCCTGCGGGGACGGATGTGCTACGGCGGGCTGGACTTGTCCAGTACATCGGATATCACGGCCCTGGTACTGGCTTTCCCGCCACGGAGCGATGATGAGAAATACATCCTGATGCCTTTCTTCTGGTTGCCAGAAGACACGCTGGAACTGCGGTGCCGCCGGGACCATGTTCTCTACGACATCTGGCAGAAGCAGGGCTTCATCCAGACGACGGAAGGGAACGTCATCCATTACGGCTTCATCGAGAAGTTTATCGAACGCCTGGGGGAAACGTACCACATACGGGAAATCGCCTATGACCGCTGGAACGCCACCCAGATGGTGCAGAACCTGGAAGATATGGGCTTCACCATGGTGCCTTTCGGCCAGGGGTTCAAGGATATGTCGCCGCCGTCGAAGGAGCTGTTCAAGCTCCTGATGGAAGGGAACATCATCCATGGCGGCAATCCCGTTCTCAAATGGATGGCCAGCAACGTCGTCATGCGCCAAGATCCTGCGGGGAACATCAAGCCGGACAAAGAAAAATCCGTCGAAAAGATTGACGGAATCGTGGCGTCCATCATGGCACTAGACCGCTGCATCCGCAACGGGACTGGCAGTGGCAGTGTCTATGACGAACGAGGTGTTATTGCATTTTAAAGACATCTGCAAAAATGGCAGGTGCTTTTTTGTGCCCGTTTTTGGAGGTATTTTATGAGAATCCCCTTTTTATCCAGCCTGTTCCGTACCCGGGACAAGCCTCAGAACTATTATATCGGCACGGATTTCCGTTATCTGTTCGGCCCCTCTGCCAGTGGCAAGACGGTGAACGAGTTCACGGCTATGCAGACGACGGCAGTGTATGCCTGCGTCCGCATCCTGGCGGAAACTCTGGCGGCCTTGCCGCTCCAGCTGTACCGTTACACGCCTGGCGGCAAGGAGCGGGTCTATGACCATCCGCTGTACCATCTGCTCCATGATGAGCCGAATCCGGAGATGACTTCGTTTATCTTCCGGGAAACGCTCATGAGCCACCTGCTCATCTGGGGCAATGCTTACGCCCAGATCATCCGCGACCGATTAGGGCGGGTACAGGGACTATACCCGCTCAGGCCGGACAAGATGACCGTCTGCCGGGATGACCGGGGAAAGATTTTTTATCTGTATACCAAGACGGGAGATGAGAATCCGAACATCAAGCCGTATGGGCAGGTGGCCCTGCAGAAGGAAGAAGTGCTGCATATCCCCGGCCTTGGGTTTGACGGCCTGGTCGGTTATTCGCCGATTGCCATGGCCCGCAATGCCGTGGGCATGACCATGGCCTGCGAGGAATACGGTGCCTCTTTCTTTGCGAACGGGGCCAGCCCCAGCGGGGTGCTGGAACATCCAGGCGTTCTGAAGGATCCGGCCAAAGTCCGGGATTCGTGGAATGCCGTCTACCGGGGGACGGGCAATGCCCACAAGGTGGCTGTGCTGGAAGAAGGCATGAAGTACCAGCAGATCGGCATCCCGCCGGAAGAAGCACAGTTCCTGGAAACACGGAAGTTCCAGCTCGATGAGATTGCCCGGCTCTACCGCATCCCGCCACACATGATTGGCGACCTGGAGAAAAGTTCCTTCAATAATATTGAGCAGCAGTCCATGGAATTTGTGAAGTACACGCTGGATCCATGGGTCATCCGCTGGGAACAGGCTATGCAGAAAGCCCTGTTCCTGCCGGAAGAGAAGAAACAGTATTTCCTCAAGTTCAACGTGAACGGCCTCATGCGCGGCGACTACGAGAGCCGCATGACCGGGTACAGCATCGGCCGACAGAACGGCTGGCTGTCCGCCAACGATATCCGGGAGATGGAAGACATGAATCCCGTCCCCGATGAGGAAGGCGGTAATCTGTACCTGGTGAACGGCAGCATGACCAAGCTTAAGGATGCCGGGGTCTTTGCCCGGAAGGGAGAAACGAATGAAACATAAATTTTGGAAGTGGGTGACCAATGCGGCCCCCGATGCCTTCGGTAGTGAACGGACACTGTACCTGGACGGCCAGATCTCGGACGAGACCTGGTGGGGCGATGAGGTGACGCCGAAGGCGTTCAAGGAAGAACTGAATGCGGGCAGCGGCGATATCACCCTCTGGATCAACAGTCCGGGCGGTGACTGCTTTGCCGCTGCCCAGATCTATAACATGCTCATGGATTATCCGGGGAACGTCACCGTCAAGATTGACGGACTGGCTGCTTCGGCGGCCTCTGTCATCGCCATGGCCGGAACCAAGGTCTGTATGTCGCCAGTGGCCATGCTGATGATCCATAATCCGGCGACCCTGGCTTATGGCGACCAGGCAGAGATGGAAAAAACCATCGGCATGCTGAGCGAAGTCAAGGAGAGCATCATCAACGCTTACGAAATCAAGAGCGGCCTGGCCCGCACGAAGATTTCGCACATGATGGATGACGAGACCTGGCTCAACGCGAAGAAGGCGGTAGAACTTGGCTTTGCCGATGAAATCCTGTTCGACCAGAAGAAGGGAAATGAAGAACAGCCGGAAGCCATGCTCTACAGCCCGGCCACCGTCACCAGTTCCTTCGTACAAAAACTGAAACCACATGAACCTGTCAATAAAGTGCCAGCCGCTTCCCTGGAGAACCGGCTGGCATTGCTCATTCATTAAGGAGGACAACAATGGATACGATTTTAGCACTGCGTGAGAAACGCAAGAATCTGTGGGATGCCGCCAAGAATTTTCTGGATACCGTCCGTGATGAGAACGGCATGGTCTCTGCAGAAGATGCGGCTCGCTACGACAAGATGGAAGCGGATGTAGTAAATCTCGGCAAGGAAATCGACCGCCTGGAACGCCAGCAGCAGCTCGACGCCCAGCTTGCCCAGCCCACTACTACACCGATTACGGAATTCCCTGGTGCAGGCCAGGGCGGAGTGGAAAAGAAAGGCCGTGCGTCCGATACTTACCGTAAGGCCTTCTGGGACAGCATCCGCCATAAGAACTTCATCGATGTACAGAACGCCCTGAGTGCAGGCACCGATGCTGATGGTGGCTATCTGGTACCGGACGAATTCGAACACCAGCTCATCGATAAGCTCCAGGAAGAGAACTTCTTCCGCGGCCTGGCGACGGTCATCCATACCAGCGGCGACCGCAAGATTCCCATCGTGACGGGTCATGGCGAAGCGTCCTGGATGGAAGAGAACGGCCTCTACCCGGACAGCCAGGATACCTTCGGCCAGCAGTCCATCGGGGCGTACAAGCTGGGGACGGCTATCCGTGTGTCGGAAGAACTCCTGAACGACAGCGCTTTCGACCTGGAAAGCTATATCGCCGGTGAATTTGCCCGTCGTATTGGCACGAAGGAAGAAGAAGCCTTCCTCACCGGTGACGGGAAGAACAAGCCGACTGGCGTGTTCCCGTCCGCGGAGCTGGGCGTGACAGCCAATGGCACATCCATCACCTTTGATGATGTCATCGACCTGTATCACTCCCTGCGCATCCCGTACCGCCGCAAGGCCGTATGGCTCCTGAACGATGCGACCATCAAGGCCTTGCGCAAAATCAAAGACAACAACGGCAACTACATCTGGCAGCCGTCTGTCACGGCCGGTATGCCGGATACTATCCTGAACCGTCCCTGCTACTGCACTTCCTTTGCACCGGAACTGGCGGCGGGCAGCCGTCCCATGCTCTTCGGGGACTTCAGCTACTACTGGATTGCCGATAGGGAATACCGCTCCTTCAAGCGGCTCAACGAATTGTATGCTGCCAACGGCCAGATCGGCTTCCTTGCCAGCCAGCGCGTCGATGGCATGCTGATGCTCAAGGAAGCGGTCAAGGCCCTGGAGATGAAAGCGAAGGGATAAGCCATGATTGTGACGCTGGAAGAAGCCAGGGAATATCTGCGGGTTGATGAAGATGACACGAGTAATGATGACGTCATCCAGTCTTCCCTGGAAACGGCCCAGGCTCTGTGCCTGGACCTGGCCCGCTGCGAGGAAGCGGATGCCGAAGAGAATCCCGTCGTGTTCCATGAAGCCATCCTCTATGCCGCCGCTTTTTTGTATGAACACCGGGAGGAAGCGGACTACGCTGGCCTTCTGAAGCGGCTGCGCTGGCTTCTTTTCGGGGTCCGGCGGAGCTGGTTTTGAAAAGGGGGGATGCCCATGAAGACGGGGCTTTTGAACAAACGGATTGAGATTCTGGGAAAGCAGGCCGTGACGGATGAATATGGTTTCGATACTCAGGCCGACGTCGTAGTGTACCGCTGCTGGGCATCCATCGAGCCTGCCCGGGGCAAAGTGTTCTATGAGATGGAACGCAAAACGGACACGGAGTACAGCAAAATCACTATCCGCTGGCGTCCGGGCGTCACCCACGATATGAAGGTGAAGTATCAGGATCACTTCTACGACATCGACACCATCGTCGACCCGTACATGCGCCATGAAGCACTGGAACTGTACTGCACGGAAGAAGTGAGGGGGACGGGCAATGAGCGGAAGTGACTTTGAGGTCAAAGGATTGGATGACCTTTCAGAAAAACTGTTTTCTGCTATTGAAGAGTTTCCCGGCACTGCCGAGAAGGGCCTGGTGACGCTTGGCAACAAGCTCAAGAAGGAGTGCGTAAAAAACACGCCGGAAGGCAGCACGGGCAAGCTGAAGAAAGGCTGGAAGCATAAGGTGGAAGGGTATAACGGCTCGGAGCTGACCTATGAACTGGTCAACAGGCATCCGGTCCATCACCTCTTGAATAACGGCCATGTCAAGAAAACGCCGGGCGGCAGGACCGTTGGCTATTATGAAGGCCAGCACTATACGGAGAAATCCGTCAAGCAGTTCGAAGCCAGCGACTTGCAGTCGGGGCTGGAGAGACTCACGAAGAAGCTCCTCAAGAAAGCAGGCGGCACATGATCCATGATCTCGATATTCTGCAGGCGGTGCAGCAGAAATTCAAAGAGCGGTTCCCGTATCCCGTCTACCTGCAGGAAGTCAAGGAAGGCTTTGCGCCGCCGGCCTTCTTCCTGAAGACAATGACGGTAGCGACGCCGCAGAAAGAAAACGAGGTCTACCGGGATACGGACCTCTACATTACGTATCTGCCGAAGAAGCAGGAAAAAAGCACGGCCATCTACGCCGTGCTTTTTGCTGCGGAAAATTTATTCCGGGACGGACTGAAAGTCGGCAACCGTTATCTCCCTGTCGTGTCTATGAGTGAGGAGCTGATGGGGACGGACAATGACGGCGGGCGTCTGACGCTGACCTTCCAGTACTATGACGTCCGGGAAAAAGAAGAAACGGCAGAAATCATGAAGGTATTGCATCAGCGGTACCAGGGAAAGGAGACGTAACCCATGAAAATGCCATCCATCAATATCGCGTTCAAAGAAAAAGGCATCAGTGCCGTCGAACGCAGCGAACGCGGTATTGTCCTTCTGATTCTGAAAGAAGAGACACTGCCGTCCCAGACGGAAGTGAACCTGTATACGGCAGATGACATTCCCAAAGAACTCTCAGACAGCAACCGTGAGCAGCTGGAACTGACCCTTCGCGGCTACGTGAACAGTCCGAAGAAGGTCATCGCCGAAATCATCAGCAAGGATGCAGAAGATTATACCGATGTCCTCAAGGCCATCGAGAACAAGCGCTTCGATTACCTGGTCATCCCGGACATCGAAGAAAACCACATCGACACCATCGCGACCTGGATCAAGGGGATGCGGACGAATAAGAATAAGCGCATCAAGGCCGTCCTGCCGGACTGCACAGCGGATACGGAAGGAGTCATTAACTTCGTCAATCAAGTCATCCGCACGAAAACGAAGACCTACACGACGGCCCAGTACTGCGGGCGCATCGCGGGTATCATCGCAGGAACGCCGATGACCATTGCCTGTACGTATGCGCCGCTGCCGGAAGTCATTGGCTGCGACGTCTGGACGAAGGAAGAAATGGATACCATGACGGATGCCGGTAAGCTGTTCTTCTTCTTTGACGGGGAAAAGGTCAAGCTGGGCCGCGGCATCAACTCCCTGGTCACGACAGTCCAAGGGAAAGGCGTATCGTTCCAGAAAATCAAGCTCGTCGATTTAATGGACATGATGTATGACGATATCCGCACCACAGCCCAGGACCATTACCTTGGCAAGTATGCCAATAGCTATGCCAACCGATGCCTCCTGGTGACGGCTATCCAGGGGTATCTTGACCAGCTGGCTCAGGAGGGCCTGCTGGAGCAGGGGCAGAATACGGCTTATATTGATGTGGAATCCACGAAGATTTGGCTGGAATCCAATGGCAAGTATACGAAAGAGGAACTGGCAGACATGTCGGAAATGGACATCAAGCTGGCCAATATCGGCAGCAATGTCTTTATCGCCGTAGATGCTTCCCTCCTGGATGCCATGGAAGATGTCACGATTGCCGTCAATATCTGAGGAGGTGAAGTACAGTGAACAGCATGGAAGCCAAACGGGTGATGAACGGCAAATATGCCGACCTCTATATCGACGGCGACCTCATGGCCGAAGCCACAGCTTTCAAGGCCGAGGTCACCCTGACCAAGGAAGAAGTGAAGATGCTCCGCCATGTCGGCAAGGGCTACAAGGTCACGGGCTATGACTGCAAAGGGCAGCTGAAGCTCCATAAAGTCTCGAGCTACATGATCAAGAAGATGAACGACAACATCAAGGCGGGCAAGCAGACCGTCGTGACCATCGTATCTGTCCTTGACGATAAGGACGCTATTGGCAGCGAACGCATCGTCATCAAGGATGCGACCTTTGACAGCCTGATCCTGGCCGACTGGGAAGTGGACAAGATGGGCGAAGAAAGCTACAGCTTCACCTTCTCGGACTGGGACCTCTTGGATTTAGCATAAGGAGAACAAGCACATGAATATGGTAGACCGACTGCTGAAAGCAGATGTAGTGAACAAGCTGGCCGAACGGCCTGAAAAGAAGGTGAAGATGGAACGGCTCTCGAAGCTGTTCGGATTCGATTTTATCATCACGCTCCGGGCCATCGACCCGGAACGCTACGCCGATATCCAGAAGATGGCCGTGGACTTCACCAACGGCAGCGCCGACAATATCGACATTTATCAGATGCAGACCCAGACGCTCCTGGCGGGGATTGCCGATCCGGACCTCAAGAACAAGGATCTGCTGAAAAAATTCGGGGCCGTACTTCCTGGTGACATCATCCGCAAGCTCTTCCTGGCAGGCGAGATTGCCGACCTTACGGCACAGATTACAGAACTTAACGGCTATACGACCCAGGAAAAGGCGGACAAAGCCGTAAAAAACTGATTCGGACCGATGGCGAGGTGCAGGCGATGTATCTCCTGTTCCGGGAGCATCACCTGCTGCCGTCAGCGGTCATGAAACTGGGATACGGCGAACGGCAGGTGCTGTATGCTTTTATCCGCTATGAGATGGAAGAACGCGATAAAAAAGTATCTTCAGCATTATCGGATTAACTGCTGAAAATACGGCTATCTGCCATAAAGTCATAAGGCAGGCTCAAGCCACTTAGATATTTCATAGACGAAGTCGCTTTTTTTCTTGCATTGTGGGTGGCCGACACGTAGTACATGAAAGGTTTGATTGCCCAGAGTGGAAATGGCTTCCTGCCAGGGCATTTTTCTTTTCCCAATGTCTTTAGAACCGTTGTAATGAATATTATAACGGTCAAAAACGTTAGGGATGTAATCGTCATAATACCAAGATGTATAAAAAATGATATGAGTAGGATGTATTACCTTTAATTCCTGCTGAAGGACTTTTAGGTTTAGGATACAGTTGGATTTTACAAAATCTGAGGTAGTATCCTTTCCTCCAGAATTGTTGCATTTGACAATATTGGTAAATGCGATGTGTTCTATAGAATCGTCACCGAATATTCTCTGAGTGATAGCACGAGTATAGCTCCAATATGGCCAGCTTTTGTTCCACAGAGATTCACGGGTATATTGAAAGGGATTGCGGAAGCCGTCTTCAATCGTGCCGGGATTGTTTCTGGCATTTTTACCGACAAATAGAATTCTCTTGGAAGTTTTATTAAAATCGGAACCTACGCACCAGCAGCCAATCGGTAAGGATAAATGTTCTTTCTTGTGACATTCTTCACAGATTTTGCAAGTACCAAGCTCCATATGGTGATATCGTTCAGCTAATCTTTTTTCTGTTTCATTGAAATAGCGCATTGGAATTCCTCCGTAACGATAGACTTCTTTTATCTTACTATATTTTTAATATCTGTAACAACATTGAGAGGTGAAACAGCATGGCCAATAATGTCATCGATGCCGCCATCCGGCTGCGGGATTTGTTCACGCCGACCGTGCGTAGCGTCAATGCCAGCCTGGGGACCATGAAGACCCAGATGGCGGCGGCGAAACAATCGGTCAGCGGACTGTCGGACAAGCTGACGGAGCATGAGCGCATGCAGAAACGGACGGCGAAGAGCATCGAGCAGACGGGAAGCAAGATTTCCGGCTTATCAGACAAGATGGCCTTGCTGTCAGCCCCCATCTTGGCAGCCGCAACGGCAGGCTTCAAGCTGCACAGCGACTTTGCCAACGGTATCGCCAAGATTTCGACTTTGGTCGACACGACGGTCGTTTCCATGCAGAAGGTCAGTGATGAGATTCGTGCTGTCAGCGATGAAACGGGCGCAGGTGTCGCTGATCTTTCGGAATCGGTCTACCAGGCCATTTCCGCTGGTGTCGATGCGGCCCATGCCGTGGGCTTTGTCAAAGACATGACAATTGCTGCGAAAGCCGGCTTCACCGACACGACGACTGCCGTTAACGGTGTGACCACGGTCCTCAATGCCTATGGAAAATCGGCAGAAGAAGCCACGGCGGTGACGGACCAGATGCTCCTGGCACAGAACTTCGGCAAGACATCCTTTGGCGAGATGGCCCAGTCCATGGGCAATGTCATCCCCATTGCGGCACAGCTCAATGTCAGTACCCAGGAACTGTTCGGTTCCATCGCCGTCCTGACCAAGAACGGTATCCAGACCAGCGAGGCCATTACCGGACTCAAGGCGGCTTACAGCAACATCCTGAAGCCGTCTGCCGAAGCGGCGAAACTGGCTCAGTCCCTTGGCCTTGAGTTCAATGCGGCTCATCTGCAGAGCGTGGGCTGGGTGAAGTTCCTGGACGAAGTGAAGCGGGCGACAGGCGGCGATGCCGAACAGATGGCCCAGCTCTTTGGCTCTGTCGAGGGCCTGAACAGCATCCTGGTCCTGACGGGCAAGGGAGCCGGGGACTTCGATAAGGTCATGGACCAGATGGCCCAGTCTGCCGGTATGACCCGGGAAGCTTATGAGAAGATGCTGACCCCGTCGGAGCAGATGCAGATTGCCATGAACCAGCTGAAGAATGCCAGCATGGATTTAGCGGTGTCGTTTACGCCGTACTTCAAGGTCATGTCGATGCGCGTTAAAGAATTGGCCGCCTGGTTTCGTGCGCTTACACCGGAACAGAAAACGCTGATCGGCCAGGTGGCTTTTGGCATCGTGACCTTCCAGCTCTTCGGTTCCACCCTGGGGCGGGTGCTGGCGGTCGGCGGCAGGGCTTTTGGTACTTTCAACTCTATTGCTACGGGCATCAGCAAAGCCGGCAGTGTCTCGAAGTATCTCTCGACTCAGTTCAAAGGACTCATTCCGGTCTGCCGAGGCATTGCCATCGTGGCCAGGGGCATGGGCAGTACCTTTCTGACTGCCGGACGCATGATGATCACCATCATCCGTGCCGTAGGCGCCGCAGCCATGGCCAATCCCATCATTATCATTATTGCTGCGATTATTGCTGCCTTGTACCTTCTGTGGAGAAATTGGGATACGGTTTCGCAGTATATCGAACAGGCTATACAGGCTGTATCGGACGCCGTCGATGCCGGGATGCAATGGATTACCTCGGCCTGGGACGGGGCCATGAACGGTATCAGCGAGACGGCCTCCAGTATCTGGGAGAGCATCAAGGACACCTTTCGCAGCGGTGTGAACTGGGTCATCGACCAGGTGAACGGACTTATTGCCAGCGTCAACGGCCTGTCCATCGACATTCCGTCTCTGACGGGCGGGGCGCCGACCCATGTGGGATTTGATATCCCAAGCATCAGCCACTTTGAAAGCGGCGTCGAGAACTTTCGTGGCGGCTTTGCCGTCATCAATGAAGACCGCCGGGGCGAGCTGGTCCATCTGCCCAACGGCAGTACGGTCGTACCTCATGATGAAAGCATCCGCCAGGCCATGAACGCAGGCAGCGGCGGTATCACCATCCGCATCGATACCATGAACGTCCGCAGCGAGCAGGACATCGACGCCGTCGCTGAAAGGCTCGTCGAAAAAATCCGGCTGTACGGCATGAACCGCATGAAAGGAGCGACTATCTGATGAGTCCTTTCTTAGCATCCCTGTTGAATGCCATCGGTCAGGCTGCGTCTTCTATTACCATATCCCTTTCCTCGGATACGGCAACGGTGGTCTTTCCCGTCCTGCCTTCGGAGCTGATGGTATCCGTCAATACGAATCATGGTACGGTGAACATCAATAACTTCGGCGACTACCTTATGATGGGAAAGACGGGACTCAAGACGCTGACCCTTTCCGGCTTTTTCCCGGCTCAGGATTATCCTTTTGCTATGATGAATCTCGCGCCCTATACATACATTGCCCAACTGGAAACGATGCGTACCGGTGACAGCGTCTGTCAGCTGACGGTATCAGACACGCCGCTTTCCATGCCCTGCCTGATTTCGTCCTTCAAGTTTGGTGAAAAGGACGGCAGCGGCGATGTCTATTACGAGCTGGGCCTGACAGAGTACCGCTACGTCACAGCACCGGAGACGGGAAAGACCGATGCTGCGACAGGGCTGAAGAAGCGGCCGGAGTCGTTCTGGTCGAAGATGAAGAAGAACATCACCTATTATCCCGGTGACAGTATCGGCAACGTCGTGGGCCGGGCCGTGGGGAAATCGGTGACGCTCAACAATGAGCAGTTCTCGAAGTTCCAGATCTATCGCAGCATCGTCCGTAACGGCGGTCTTTCGCCCGGGGATATCATCCGCCTGACGACGATGAACCTCAAAAGGAATGATGAAAATGTTCCAGTTGCAAAGAATCAATAAGAAAACCAATACCAAGGATGCTCAGACGGAAGGCCAGAAAAAGCCCGAGAACGCAGACCTTACGGGCTGGCTGATTTGTGCAACCTGGTCCGGGGACGTCGAGCAGGCCGGACGCAGGCTGGAATTCGACCTGGCCTATACGACGCGGGATAAATCTTGGCAGAATCCGGAACTGGAACTGGGGGACGAGGTGCTGTTTATCCACATTGACGATAAAACGCAGCAGACTGTCCACCTGTTCCAGGGACGTATTTTTGGCCGCAGCCGGGAGAGCGGCTCTTCCGTGATGCATTTTACAGCCTTTGACAATATCGTCTATCTGGCCAAGTCCCGCATAACCAAGAAGTACACGAACGTCACAGTGGCCGACGCCATCCGCCAGACCATCAATGACTTTTCTATTCCGGCCGGGACTATTCCCGACCTGTCCGTCACCTGCAATTTCATTGCCGATGATATCTCGGCTACGGAGGCTATCAAGCAGGCATTATCCTATCAATCCGCACAAGATGGCAAGGGATACCATATCTACATGACCGAAGGGAAGCTCAACGTGGTCTGCATGAACGACCAGGTGGTGGAAGATTTCCTGATCAGCGATGTGACAAACCTGACCGGCGCTTCCGTGTCGGAGTCGGTCGAAGACATGGTTTCTAAGGTCATCGTCGTCGACAGTGCCGGGCAGACGAAAGGCGAACTGCCCAATCAGACGGATATCGACCGATTCGGTCTCATCCAGGCCATTTGCAAGGCCGACCCCAAGCAGGACGATGCCTCGCAGGCAAGGGCCATGCTGAAGACCGTCGCCCATGACATGTCCATTCGGGCCATCGGTCATATCCAGTGTATCGCCGGGTTTTCTGTCTCAGTCCAGGAAGAACAGCTCAAGGGCCAGTTCTTCATCAAGTCAGACAGCCATAAAATCGAAGGCAACAAGCACCTGATGGAGCTGCATCTGGTATTCAACAAACTGCTGGATGAGCAGAAACAGGAACTGGACAGTACATCGTACAATGCCAACCCGGATTATGTGCCGCCAGCGGAAACGGAATCGACATCTTCTGTTTCTACAGGTGGCGCTGTGGCTGGCAGCAGTGTGGTCGATGCGTGCATGGCCAATTTCGAGGGTACCGTTTCTCCCTATGGCTCAGAAGGCTGTGTCGACCGGGCGACCATCGCCGCGGCGGGCTATTCCCCTTTTGCAGCGCAGGAATATAACAATGGCGTGAAAGGCTGCGACCAGCTCCGGGCCGATGCCGAAGCGCAGGGTCTGGCTATCCCTTATGACCCGTCGCAGCTCGAAAAGGGCGACATCATCATGTACAACCGCTACAGCAAGCCGGATCCGAACTGGCATGTCGTCGTCTATGACGGGAGCGGCGGCTGCTGGGGCAACAGCTCCAATGTCTATGGCTGTTTTCATCACTACGAAGGCAGCATCGATATGGGAAGCGACTATTATCCGGCAACGATTATCAAGACCTCAAGGGGGTGAGCGTGTGCAGAAAAATCCGTATATCAGCCTGCTGAATCTGATGGAGCAGGTCAGCCGTAGCAACAACAGCCCGGACATTCAAATCGGGCAGATCCTGGCTTCGCCGCCAGATATCAAGGTCCGCTACAATGGCATCATTTTGACCAAAGAGGAGCTGTGGATTTCCCATTATCTCCTGGCAGGTTATGGCCGCACAGCTAAAGGGCATCTGGTATCGGCGACACAGAATCGTGCCGGCGGCAGCGGTGATGCGGCTTACCAGTCCCATAATCATGATATCGATAATGACTACACCGATTCCGTCATCTATACGGATACACTAAAGCCCGGCATGTACGTGGCCATCATGCCCATGCTCATCAACGACCGGATTCAGCAGTACATTATTTTGGATGAGATTGTGAGGATTGATGGCCATGGCTGATCCTTTTGTAGCAATGAACAGCATCCAGGCCGCGAACCGGAATGAGTCGCTGCCTCTTTTCGTAGAATACGGCTATGACTTTGATAAGCAGTGCTTCCGCTACGATGAAAAAGGCCAGAACCTGATGGTGACAGAAAATGAAGCCCTCAAGGTCTGGATTTATAAGGCAATCCTCACCGAGCGGTATCGCTACTTGGCCTATGATGACAGCTATGGCATTACCATCGAGCCGTATCAGGGGAGAGCGCCAAACAGCCAGTATACGGCAGACAGGATTTGCCAGAATATCCGTGAGGGATTGATGGTGAATCCGTACATTGCCCGCATTAACCATATCGAGGTGAAGAAGCGGGAACGGGATGATTTGGCCATTACGGTTGACGTCACTTCCATTTACAGTGACGAATCATTGACCGTGACGGCAGGAAGGAGCGAGGCATGAGCAATTTATTTGATGCACAGACCAAAGATGTGATTGAGAGCCGCATGGCCCAGACCCTGCACACCATTACGGAAAAAGAGCAAAGTACCATGGAAGGCACCTTTGCCCGCGACCTGATCGACGCCAATGCTGTGGAATTTGAGAGCAGCTATGCCGAGATGGCCATGTTGCGCGACGCGGCCTTTGCCGAAACGTCCTGGGGCGACTACCTGACGCTGCGGGCAGCGGAATTTGGCGTCGATCGCAAGAAAGCCGTCAAGGCCAAAGGAGAAGTTACGGTGACGGGGATGGCAGGAGCCTACATCATTCGCAGCAGTCTCTTCCAGACAAAAGACGGCCAGCGATTTTATACCCTGGAGTCGGCCACCATTCCTGCCGATGCCGCTGAGGTTACGATTCCCGTGGAAGCTGCCGATGCCGGGGCGAGTGGCAATGTGGCCGAAGGAACGATTACAGAAATCCCCTATTCCATCCCGAATATCTCGGCAGTCGTTAACCATAAGAAATGCACCGATGGGGCGGATGAAGAAACGGATGACGCACTCCTTGCCCGGCTCCTGTTCCGGGTGCGCCAGCCTATCACCTCGGGCAATGCCAATCATTATCGTGACTGGGCCATGTCTGTCGATGGCGTCGGGAACTGCAAAGTCATCCCGCTCTGGCAGGGCAATGGCACGGTGAAGGTCATCATCGTCACGGCAGAGAATGAATCGGCATCGGCTGAACTGATCCAGGAGGTCTATGACTACATCGAAAGCCAGCGGCCTATCGGTGCGACCGTGACCGTCGTTTCGCCGGCGCCATTATCTGTTGATTTGACGGCAGATGTCTATGGCACAGCCAGCCCCGATGCCGTAAAGGCAGCCATGACAGCCTATCTCAAGCAGACGGGCTTCACGCTTTCTTATGTCAGCCTGGCCCAGATGGGGAAACTCCTCCTTTCCATCAGCGGCATTACGGATTATAAGGATTTGAAGCTTAATGGAAAAGCGGCCAACGTGGAACTGACGAACGAGCAGATCCCCGTGGCAGGGAAGGTGGTGCTGAACCTTGTCAGCCAATGACTGGATGCGGCAGAGCCGGATGGATATCCTGAAGTATTTGCCGAATTTCTTATCCAAAGCCCCGATGTTCCACTGCGCGGCAGAAACCTGCAATGAGGAGCATGACCGTCTGCGCCTGGCTCTGCAGGACCTGGCGGACAACTTCTTCGTGAACACCGCCACCTGGGCGCTGCCGCTTTATGAATCGTTCCTGGGCATCAAGCCCAGTGACGGAGATAGTGACGAATTCCGCAGGCAGCGGATTCTCTTCAAGCTGCAGCACGTGGATGTGTCTACAAAAGATTTCATGAACTCCATCATCAATCTCTACAGTGTCGGCCATATCGAGGAAGTCAATGAGGAATACTACTTCAAGGTGTACTGCATCATGAACGGCAAAGATACCACGACCTTGCAGAAGCTCATCACGCAGCTCAACATCTACAAGCCGGCCCATCTGGGATACGCCATCTACCTGGGTTATTCCTGGAATGGCAGGATTCACTGGAACGGGGAAGCTACCTTCTCGACGGCGACCATCGTATCCAAGAAAGGAGTGATGACAAATGGATGATTACAGCAAAGAGAAATGGTCGGCTGATTTTCCGGACCGTGCCGGGCAGGAAGTCCGGCCCACAGAAGCTGTGGAGAATACGCTGGATTATGATGTGCTTTTCCCACAGTATCTTTCGGAAGACCCGGTCGTCTTCAATCAGCAGAACAAGACCGTGTCCCAGCTGGTCAGCAATGATGCCCGGCTCTATGAGCGGATTTCCGCTACGGCAGCTGACATCAATGCTCATCTGACCGATGCCAATGCCCACGCTACTGGCATCAGCGGCAATGCGGCCAGTGCGTCGAAGCTGCAGACAGGACGCAAGATTCACCGAACCCTCTTTGACGGCACGAAGAATATCACACTGCCAGATTTCAGCGGCTGTGGCGAAAAGACAGCAGGCCAGAGCGGCATGGTCCCGTCACCTTCAGCAGGAAAACTGAATACCGTCCTGCACAGCAACGGCAGCTGGGGCAAGGTCACCTACGCCGATATGGACGAGGAAGCCGTGGCCAAAATCCAGGCTTGTCCGTTCCCTGTCAATGCCATCTACATATCCGCAGACGGGAAGAATCCGGCAACGTACTGGCCGGGTACGACCTGGGTGGCCTTTGCCGTGGGGAGGTGCCTGATTGGGGCCGGGGCAGCAGACAGCGGAACCATGTACAAGGCCGGGGACAAGCTGGGCGAAGAAAAGCACAACCTTACGATTCCAGAAACTCCGGCTCATGGCCATACGGTTGGAGACAGCGGTAATCATCGTCACTGGTCCTGCGGGGCGCTGCCGCGCAACTTCCAGTGGGATGCCTGTGAAGGCAATGATGCACCTGTGGCCGTGGGTTATGGTGACGGCTGCTGGCATGGCAATCAGGTGGACGGGCATACGTCCTGGGATGGGAATCATTCCCACAGCCTTTCCCGGACGGGTGGAGGCCAGCCGCACAACAATATGCAGCCGTCCATCGTCGTGTACATGTTCCAGCGGACAGGCTAGGAGGTGAGGAATATGGCTGAATGGTTACAGATGGCCGCGTCTCTGGTATCGGTCCTGATGCTCTGCGGCGTCATCTTCAATTTCAGCGTCATCAAGCCGCTGAATGAATCGGTACGGAGCCTCCGGGACTGTATCGCAGAACTGCGCCGCCAGCTGTCGGAAACGGAAGCCAAACGGCAGCAGATGGCAGAGCGGCTGTCCCGGGTGGAAGAAGCTACGGGGCACGTGCAGCATCGTTTGGATGTGATTGAGCAACGGCAGCATGAGTAGGAGGTGATAGAATGGGTTTTTCGGTCATTCGAAACCGGCTCTTTTTGACAAGAGGGGATTCTGCTGAAATCACGCTGATTATTCGGGACCGGGTGACAGGTGCCATCTTTATCCCAGGTCCGGATGATCAGCTTACCTTTACCGTTAAGCGGGAGCTTTCAGATGAAAAGACAGTGATAGAAAAACATCTGGATAGAGGTATTCTGCGCCGAGAAAATGACTGTGTTCTGATCCTGATACCAGAAGATACAGCACAGCTTCCATTTGGAACCTATTGGTATGATGTAGAACTGGTGCTGGACTCTGGGTATACAGACACAATCATTCCACCCAGTCCGTTTATTATAACGGGAGAGGTAACAACCCATGGATAAGTATAAAGGCACTATAAAGGGAATAAATACTCTGCAAGGGATTCTATCCATGCCGGTGGTACCTTCCAGAAATTATCAAAAGAAAGTGGTCATTCCTAATAAAGAGAAACAAATCATACGACCAGATGCAGGCTACGATGCCTTGCAGCGGGTTACGGTAGCTGCCATTCCGTCGAACTATGGCAGAATTAGCTTCAATGGATATGAGTTAAAGGTTGAGTAAAGGAGAATAACATCATGGCGAAAAATGTAAAAATCAATTCCGTAGTGTATGCAGAAGTCCCTCAAGTTTCGATTCCACTAGCAGAAGGAGAGGGAGCCGCCACTTTTTATGATACAACGGGGGCGACTGCAGTATCTGCGGATGTCCTGAATGGGAAAACTGCATTCTTGGGAACCGGTTCAGTGACAGGCTCTATGCCAGATAATGGGGCTGTCAGTGGCAGTGTTGGCAAGGTAGACGGTTCGTATACCATCCCAGCAGGCTACCATAATGGCAAAGGCTCAGTTACCATCACGAGCGAGGAACAAGCCAAGCTGGTTGCGGAGAACATCAAGGCAGGTGTGACGATTCTGGGAGTAGCCGGCAAGGCCAGTGTGGTGGATACGGCAGATGCTACCGCAGCTGCGAGTACTATTGTGTCGGGCAAAACCGCCTATATTAACGGAGCGAAAGTGACAGGTTCCCTGACCTCTGTAGCAGTATCCCAGGATAGTCTGACCAAAGTGCTGACCATTGAATAGGAGGACTGAGCCATGAAGGTTGATGTTAAGATTGCGGGAGCTAATTACACGGAAGTTCCATCCATATTATTACCCCTTACAGCGGGAGGCAAAGCAAGGTTTTGTGAAGTGTCCGATACGACAGCTGAAATTGGAGATGTTGCTCGGGGGAAAAAGTTCTATACGGCCGATGGAGAACTGGTGGAAGGAACAGCGAACGTATCTGCTGGTGGGGATACCCGGAAGAAAATAACCCTGGTGCAAAAAGACCATCAAAAAATTACGATTACCTGCAATCATCCAGAGTTATCGATGCAACATGATACGGATAGAAATGCCGTGTATGCTACAGAATATCAAAATATGCTCGATATTACCCTAAAAGCAGACAATGATTATTACGTCGGGAAAATCACAGTTAATGGTAAAGAACAGGGCACTGTCAGTTCGAATCATCAATATGCTTCTGCGTCTATGCCGATTAGTGATGGCATGATTGTCAGTGCCACGGATGCAGTTTTGATTCCCACCAGTCCCTTTACGACTGTAAACCTTACACTGCAAGGACAAGGCTCACAGTTCCTTTTAGGAAGTCTGCTGATGACCTTAGCGCAGAGTCCGGACAGTCCTAAGATAGCAGGGATTGTTGTTGTCGAGGATGCGGATAATAAAGGAATGATATTACTGGTAAAAGAAGAACAGCGCTATGCTGCCTGTAAGGCTGAAGTCACAACGGGAACGGGGATCAAGGAAATCATAGACTTGACATATAATATAGACACAGATTTAGGGGCAACAATGTCTGGGAAAATTTCTGATACTTTATACACTTATTTAAAAGAGCGTTCGGAATCGAATGCAAAAGTGACACTACAGATTAAGGTGGTAGCGTAAGTATGTTTGAAAAAGTGAATATCCCTGATTGCATCGTCATCATCGGGCTGGTCATGGCACTGATCTTGGCGATTTTTTATACCCTAAACGAGCTGGCCATGTCCATCGCTTCTGGCTTGCTCGGTTACATCGGCGGGACCGTGAAGTCTGCCGTTCATCAGAAAGGAGAAGAAAAGCAATGAAAGTATTCCTGAACCCCGGCCATGCGCCGGGCGGCCATCCCGACCCGGGTGCCGTAAACAGTGAAACGGGACTGCGTGAATGTGATGTGGCCTTGGCCGTAAGCAAAACTGTTGAAAGCTATCTGAATGCCGCAGGAGTCGGAGTGGAACTGCTCCAGTCCGACAGCTTGACGGAAATTTGTGAAGCAGCCAATGACAGTAATGCCGACATTTTCGTGTCCCTCCACTGCAATGCTGCAATGGCAGAAGAAGCTAACGGCACAGAAACCTGGGCCTGTGCTGGCAGTTACTGTGGCAACATGCTGGCCAACTGTATCCAATGCCAAATTATTGATGCCCTCGATACCACTGACCGGGGCGTGAAAATTGCCACGCCTGGCGTCAACGGACTCTACGTTCTGACCAATACGGCAATGCCCGCTGTCCTGGTCGAACTCGCCTTCATCACTAATCCCGGCGATGAAGAAATCCTGGCCTATGCCCAGGATGCCCTGGCCAGAGCAGTAGCCCGGGGTGTCACTGATTATGAACAACTCATCTTGGGAGGTAAATGACTATGAACCGTGAAGAAATCAAGAAAGCCGTCGCCGATACTGTTGTATCTTTTGCCAGGAGCGAAGCCGAAGCGGCCATCAAGTCCATCGACCTGGAGGACATCCAGAAGCTGGTGGAAGCGCAGATGAAGAACCTCACAGACCCACTGGAAGCGGAAATCCAGACTACCACTAGTTGGTGGGTGAAGATTCGGAACAGGCTGTATATTACATTGCTGCAGCAAGCAGTCAAAGCTATTGTGGCTGATACAAAGCAAAAGATTGTATGAGAAAAGCCGGTATAGTACATTTATTAAATTTTCTGTATTGGTACTTTTTGTGATTAGATATCTTACAATTAAATACGATAATAGTTTTTGAAGGAAAAGAATGGTATATGAATGTAACAGCGAGAGTGTAAAATATTTTGTGTAAACGCATAAGCGTCTTGCTCAAGATAGATTTATACCTTATACTGAAAGGGAACAAAGGCAAAGGAGTGGAATACCATCATGGCAAAGCGTACCCCAACCCCTGAAGAAAAAATTGGTCAGGCTATCTACGATACGTACAGACCACAGTCTGTAGAAGAGATTCAGACTGCCCTGAAGAAAATTTTTGCTCCCATTTTTGAAGCCGCTCTTAAAGGAGAACTGGAAAATCATCTTGGATATCCCAAGAACGGAACAAATCCTGAGAAATCCGGTAACTCCCGTAATGGCTATTCTATGAAAACAGTGAAAACCTCTATGGGAGATGTACCCATCCAGATTCCCAGAAATCGGGAAAGCACCTTTGAACCTCAGATTATCAAAAAAACATCAGAGAGATGTCACTTCCATTGAAGGGAAGGTCCTGGCCATGTACGGCCGTGGCATGAGCCAACGGGATATTGCGTCCACTATTGAAGATATCTACGGTTTTTCCATCTCCCACGAGCAAATCTCCCATATTACCGACTGTATCCTGGATGAGGTCTATGAATGGAAGAACCGGCCACTGCTGCCGTTCTATCCATTCCTGTTCGTAGACTGCATCTATGTCTCCATGCGGACCGAAAGAGCCATCAAACAGAAGGCTGTCTATATCATCCTGGGTTACGATATTGATGGCAATAAAGACATCCTGGGATTATGGATCAATGAAACCGAGGGCAAGCATGCCTGGATGCAGATCTTTGATGAAATTAAGAGCCGTGGTGTCCAAGATGTAGGCTTCATCTCCATGGACGGAGTTAGTGGGCTTGAAGACGGGGCCCGTGCCATTTTCCCAGGTACCGTTGTTCAACGTTGCATTGTCCACCTGATCCGCAACTCCCTTCGGTATGTTCCCTGGAACCAAAGTCGTGAATTCATGAGAGAGCTGAAAGCCATTTATCGGGCCGTAAACGTGGCCGAAGCTCGCAGACTTTTCGCTGCATTCAAAGAGAAATGGGCTCAGTTCCCTGGTACTATCGCTGTCTGGGAAAGGAATTTCAGTCATGTAGAGCATCTCTTTAACTATGGGCCGGCCGTCCGGAAGGTCATGTATACTACGAATGCTATCGAAAGCATCAATTCCAGCTTCAGGAAAGTCACCAAGAAAGGGTCTTTCCAGAATGACGAAGCTGTCATGAAAGTCTTCTATTTGCGGATTCAGGAGCTCCAAAGGAAAAAATGGAAGGGCAACGGTCACGTAGCTAACTGGCCTGCCGTTAGGAACCAGCTACTGATTGACGATCGAATCGGCAAGCTCATCGTAAAATATGATGGGCTAAACTAAAAACACAAAATTCTTGACAAACCCTGCTGCTGCCATAACATAATCCGTAAGTAGTATCAAATTTAGATACAATACCAGAGTGGTACCAGCCGCCTCTGGCTTCATTATAAAATTGAATAATATCGCCTACTTTTGCTTCAGTACTACTCCATTTAATTTTTGCAATACCATTATTTACCATATAATTAGCAAAATCATCAACAACAGTCCAGGATGGTGTTCCGCCGAATCTACCCGTTAGGACATCATAAGGCTTCCAATTATTGGTTTGAGGAATACCAGCATAATTCCAACATTGTGATACGAAGTTTGTACAGTCTGATTCTCCGTAGTCGAAAAATTGGTTGTTTCTGCGATTCCAATATTTATCTACGTATTCTAATACTTTTAAACGATTTAGAGTTGCCATTTTTAATCCTCCATAAATATAATTAAATTGTTAATGCATTAACGTTCTAACTATAAAGAGAAGGATTTTTATAAAGTTTTTAGTAGGAGGAAATATGAAAAAAATTTTTTTGATAATTAGTATATTTATATTACTGTTGTTGATTCATCAAAGTAATAATATTTTAGGTTCTATAAGATTATATGAAAAACTACATAAGCCCTCTTATGTAGAATATGTACATTGCGAGGATATTTTAAATAAAGCAGTTTCTAAAAATGAAAATTATGAATCGGTTTCTAAATATATGAGTGAGGAGATTTATAATAATTTATCTATTAAAACTAAATCTTTTTATGAACCCAATCAGAAATGGAATCAAAAAATATATGTAATTAATCAAGCGAAAGATTTAATAGATGACAAAATTATATATGTTGATTTTATTTTGTATGATGATCAAGACGAATTGGTTAAATATGTTAGCATAGGTAGAGTTAGTGTATTAAATGATGGTGGATTCTGGAAGATAATAGATTATATACAATCAACAAAACCGTCTCATGATGATTATATTGGGACTGTATATAATTTTATGCTGCCTTAATATAATTAATCGTATTTTCCTTTTAGCTTTTTTATTAATTTATAATAGCGTTGATAAATTGATTGCGTTGTCACATTATATTTTATACTTAGTAACAGCATGCAGAGTAATGATAATAATATTCAATATATTCCACGTAAATAAGAAGTGTTTTATATTTGCAATCTACATATTCTAGCAATATGGTTCTGTGTAGCTTTCCAATGGTCCTGCTAATATAATTACAAATTCTTCTTGAATATAGTGCTATAGTGCTATTTACTTTATTATATAAAATGTTATATTCTTAAAATACAATATTTTAAATATATTTTGATAAATAACTCTAAAATATTACTTTTTTATTAGCATAAATGTCTTGTGGGGGGGGGACGTTTATGCTAATATTAAGAGTAAGTAAAGAGAAACTGGACAAAATGTTATTAAGAAAAGAGGCTTAGCGATGAAAAAAGATATGTCAAAGAAACTGATTGTGGCAATTAGAATAGCTTGTATAGGATCTGTTGCAATGGGGATTGGCGGAATGCAGAACGCCTTTGCCTATACGCAACCTTTAACTCCCATTGGATATCAAGCGGACGGAGGGACAATAACGAGTCATTACAGTACCGTACATGTTCATCAAGATGGAACCGTAGAGTGGCAGAATAGTTCTGAATATCTAGAGGATAATGCACAAAACGACGGAAATGTAGCGATAGGGAATTTTTCGAAGGCAGGTTCTCTGAACGATAAAAACATTATAGGAACTATGAATGTTATCAGGGAATCTCCAACCGGGACGACGTATGACTATTTTCAATATGTAAAACAGGGGGATAAATACTATAAAACATGGTATGATCCTCAGGGAAATCTTCAGGGATATCTACTGGATGCACAATTAAATGTTATTCCCGATAGCACTCCTGTTGCTTTGAATCTAGCGGGGAATATAACGAATAACGTTGCCATCGGCAATCATGCCACTACCAAATCTTCCAGCAGTGTGGCTATCGGAGATGACAGTCAGTCACAGGGATATCGTGGCATTGCTATCGGGGCAGACAGCCAGACTGGAGATACAACCGACAGTGCCGATTACAATGATGGCATTTCGGCTGTTGCTGTTGGTGATGGTGCCAAAGCGATGGGGAATGGCAGTATTGCCACGGGACAAGGTTCACATGCCTACGGGTATGCGTCCATCGCATCCGGTGTAAATGCCGGAGCCAATACAACTCGGTCGATTGCGATTGGGGAAAATGCCACGGTTTCTTATAATTCACAAGCAGCAGATGACCCGCAGCGGTTGGTAGCCGAACAAGCGATTGCCATTGGGTATAACAGTCAGGCAAATGGCAAAGACGCAACGGCGGTAGGCCGGCAGGCAGTAGCAGACCGGCGTAATTCTACGGCTTATGGCAATAATAGCCATGCCAATGCCTATAATTCAGTAGCCATCGGCAATAAAGCCATTGCAGGACTTAAAACAGAAACAGATTCTAATCCCGTTGCTGGTCAGTCTGCGGTAGCCATAGGAAACCGGGCTACGGCTACGCAGGAATATACGACAGCTGTAGGTGCCAGTACGTATGCTTCCGGCTGGCATGCAGTAGCCGTTGGTGATTCTAATAGGGCAACGGGCCGCTATAGCACGGCAATGGGGGCTGGGTATTCTACTTATACTGTGGATGAAACAGATAATGATAATACAGAGCGCGAACGAAACTATCAAACAATCGGAGCTAACCAGGCAACGGGCGATTATAGTACGAGTGTAGGATATGGAAATATTACTATGGGACAGAACAGCTCTGCTTTTGGTATGCAGAATGTGGCTTCTGGTATGGATTCGCTGGCATATGGCAGCGGTAATAGTATTGGACAGGAACGTCAGCCCGGAGCTACAACGATTCAACGTGATGCGGTCAATGCAGGGAATGTGACAGGATTTGCCGTAGGCCACAGCAATAAGATCGGTGGAAATCTGGGTGGAGCTTTTGGCGATGGTAATACTGTAGTGGCGGAAAGAAGTTATGCAATAGGGAACAGCAATCAGGTATCGGGCAAAGGTGGCTTTGCCGCAGGGAATCAGGCAACGGTGACAGCAGAAAATGGTATTGCTGTTGGTAATGATGCTCATGCAACTATCAGGGATTCTGTTGCCTTAGGTAATGGCGCTCGAACCAATGAAGTAGTCGGGACATCTGTTGTAGAAATCCCTGGCACAGGTACTACCTATAGCAATATTTCCGGTACTTCTCCTGTTGGCACGGTAAGTGTGGGTGATGTTGGAAAAGAACGCACTATCACGAATGTTGCTGCTGGACGTATAGGACCGGGAAGTACGGATGCAGTAAACGGTTCGGAATTATACGCAGTTAAGCAGCAGGTTGGGCTGAATTCGACGGCTATTCAAAACATTAATAATCGAATGGATAGTTTAGATAATAGAATTAACAAAGTAGGTGCTGGAGCAGCTGCGTTAGCTATGTTACACCCCTTAGATTTTGATCCAGATGAAAAATGGGATTTTGCAACTGGCTATGGGCATTATGGAAACGAGAACGCTGTCGCAGTAGGTGCTTTTTATCGTCCGAATGAAGATACAATGTTCTCTATTGGCGGAGTAGTTGGAGATGGGCACGATATGATAGGGGCCAGCATTTCATGGAAATTTGGACAAAAAAATCATGTGTCAGTGAACAGAGTGGCAGCAGCAAAGGAAATAATTGAATTGCGAAAAGAATTGAATGATCTTCGTTCTTTTGTAGCAGATGCTGTTAGTGGCAATGTCTTGGATTTGTCCAAAATTCAACTTTTCCCTGATGTCCCAGAAAACCATTGGGCTTATGATTATGTTTCTACTTTGGCAGGCAATGGCGTTATCGAAGGATATCCGGATGGTTATTTTGACGGACATCGTGCAATGACCAGATATGAAATGGCGGGAGTTCTCTATAGAGCTATGTTACGCGGTGTAAAATTAAAGGAAAGAGCATTAAAAGAATTTGCACCTGAACTAGACCGTATTCGTGTCGATACATTGACTAAACATAAAGATGGGTCGCCGGATATTCAACGTGTGCGTACGATTCCGGGCAAGGGATGTTAAAGGATGAGCAAAAGGAGGGAAATTATGAGTGCGAATAAATTGTTGGCAGTTGCCTTACTGGGCCTTGCTATTACAGGAAACGTCTTTGCTGCTAATCTTTCTGCGCAAGAAAAAGACCAGGAAACGACATTTATCGGGGAGATCTGTGAGTTTGAAATTGGGAATATATATAAAATGCGGGATGAAAACGGAAATATTACTCGCGTTGATTTAGGCAAGTATAGTGGTAGGATGCTGAACCGGACATCGTTTAGCGTTACTGGTAAAATGATGCAGGATGAAAAAGGACCATTTTTAAAAATGCGACATATGGATTACAAAGATCCAGATCCTTTTGTGGAATATTTTGAAGCACTACAGAAAACAAAAAATCCCCAAAAAGGTGGGCTTGAACTTGAACAAATCAGAGATAAGGCATTTGACCATGAGAATCCCGTGAGTGATGATCCAATAGTCTATAAAAATAATGTTAAGAAACTTTCAAATGCTCAGTTAGAAGAGTATAAAATGAATGATATAAGTGAGTTTACAAACTTGGATAGAGGGACGAAGGTCGCTTTTAAAGGTCGGGCAATTCAGACTGTGGTTGATAGACAAGTCATGCTTTTTTGGGATACGAAAGGCAATGCCGTCAATGTCAAGATGAATGGTGCATATTGTCCGCTAGGCCAGCGTTGCTTTGTTTATGGCACTTGGGAATCAGATGAAAAAGGTTCGTATATAAGCCTGGATTATATGGAAAGTGTAGAGCTGCCGACAGAAGCATATCAATAACATAAATAAAAGCTGGAGATTGCATATAATGTATAATCTCCAGCTTTTTTGTTAAAATAAAGCTGCTAAAGATGGAAGTATTATTGCATTTCTGGGACGAAAAAAACAGTAATTTATTGTATTATGTTAAGGCCGGGCTATAATTGACCTAAAGGAGGTGCGGACGAAAATATTCCGGCCTTGACATATTATACGAAAGTGAAATAAAAATAAGATAATGATAAATTAATAGAAAATCAAGAAAGCAAATCTTGAATTTAAAACCGCAGAATGTGTTTATAACCTTTTTATTCATCGGGATTCTGTTGTTTTAATCCTGTCTTCTAATAATTTGTGCATGTATATAATTATAAGCCCCCAACATGCCTTAAAATATATTGATTATTATTTTTTATTAAAACGAAAAATCCAGATTTGTTATTTACCCATAAGCCTTCATTTTTTCCATTACCGGCAATCCATGCTGGATCTATGGTTTTCACTGAATATGATATATCATAATAATTCTTATCCATTCCATCATTGTCCTTGATTTTTATTGGTCCGTCAATTCTATTAATTGTATAATCAAAAATTTTATTTTTATTGAACAATCTTTCGGATTTATAATGGTCAAATTCGTGAATTAATATTTTATTGACAATTTCTTTTTCTGATAATCCTTCTGCATCTGATACTGCTATACGATTGCATTGAATTGTTTCTACTAGTATGGAGTCATAAGAATAGAATATTAAATATACAACTCCTATTAGTATAATTGCTATATTTTTTATTTTCGTTTTCTTTGTCCTGATACATTTATAAAGGACAATTGCTGTCATGAAAAAAGTGAAAATATATAACATAAATAAAAAATCACTTATAAACATAATCATCTTAATTTCTCCTAATTATCAAAAGATAGAAATCCCGATAAATATAAACATTAAAATTATATGGAGCCTGGTAATCTATTTTTCTGCTAGTAAATCATATTAATCAAAATATGACAAAATTTATAGTTAAATTATAGCACAGCTCACATGTGAATATTAGGGTAATATTCCATGACCTGGATTTTCGTCGAGTGCCTCAAATGCTATCAATCAACTGATTAAAGCGAAGTTATCTAGGTCTTATAATATAAGTATTACCGATGGCTGAGAATTCAACAATAATTGAACCGGTGTTTAACTATGTAATTCTCATGCGAAATGAAATAGGTCATAATTTATTATTTTATATGACCGCATTAATGAGTTTTATTAGCAAACGATGTTTGAGTGGTGGCGTGCATCAGGATAGTGTTTTGAAGATTTTTTTGTTTATTAGTTATATTAGTGCGATGCGAACTCCTTGGAGATTAGTAGAATGATTAAGCATATGCCCAATTACTACTACATACCATAGATAACGTTAAATATTATCAATATTATGCAAAAAACAGAAGGAATTTATGAGCCAATGAGGGATACTGTAAAAAGCTAAAACGGAATATCGAGCGAGATAAGGAAGTCAATGACGAACTGACCGATATGGGCTGGCTCGTCCTGCGCTTCTGGGAGAGTGACATCAAGAAAGATTTGCAGAGATGCGTGGACTTGGTTTGCGAATACCGCGGAAAATAACTGAATATTATTTGCAATCAGCGGATGCTCATCATGGGCATCCGTATTTTTTTGCCTTCATAGTACTTAACGATAGCTGTTCTGGCCTATTACTCCTGAAGACCAAAATTTCAGGAGGTGTCCATCATGACGAACGAACAGAAACAGCAGATCATTGCCCTGCGCCGGGGTGGGGTATGGCAGGATAGCGGCACAGCTCCAGATTTCCATCAACACGGTGAAATCGTTCTGCCGGCGGCACAGCCTGGTGGCGAAAAAGACGGCATCAATCGGTATAGGATTAATAAAAAATCCTGTACCGATTTTTTTTGTAAGCCGTCAGATAAGTATCTTTCTCAAGGCTATAAAGTAGAGGAAATAAACAAAACAAACCTCGGGAAGGAGTGTGAACCAGGATGACGCAAAGAATGAGTATTGGTGTTGCATCTCAGGCTGATGACAAAAGCATTGCGGTTATTAGCTGTGTCTCTATCAGAGAACGCCTTCTACGGTTCCTGTTGGGACGGAAAGAAAAAATCACGATTATTGTGCCGGGTGATTCGGTAAAAGAACTGACAATCCATGAATCAATCGGGAAAGGAGCTTTACCATGACAAACGACGAAATGCAGAAACTGGCGGCAGGATTGGCCGACTGCGGGAAGGCACTTCTCCGTATGGCCGATGCCCTGATAGAGAAAAAGGAAGAAGCATCTGCCGCCGAAGACCAAAAGAAACTGACTTTGGAAGATGTCCGCAGAGTGGCTGCCGATAAGGCACGCCAGGGACACACGGACGAAGTACGACAGCTCATCCAGAAGTTCGGTGCTGATAAGCTTTCTGGTGTGGATGCGGCCAAATATCCGGCCCTGATGGAAGAACTGGAGGCGATGGGCCATGCCGACTAAACACGCGGTCCTTTCCGCTTCCTCCAGTTATCGCTGGCTGGCCTGCCCGCCGTCTGCGAAGGAATGTGCCAAGCTGCCGGATACCTCCAGTGAATTCGCCCGACAGGGAACGGATGCCCATACGCTTTGCGAATTCAAGGTGAAGACAGCCCTGGGCCAGAAGCTGGAAGACCCGACGAAATCCCTCACGTACTTTGATGAGGAGATGGCGGAATGCACCGATGAATACGCGCAATTCGTCATGGAATGTCTGGCAGCGGCCAAAGTATCCTGCAAGGATCCGCTGATCATGATCGAACAGCGGCTGGACTTTTCCAAGTGGGTGCCAGGCGGATTTGGAACAGGCGACTGCCTCATCGTAGCTGACGATACTCTGACAGTCATCGATTACAAGCATGGCTTGGGAGTTCTGGTAGATGCCGAGAAGAATCCGCAGATGATGTGCTATGCCCTCGGTGCGCTGAACCTGTTTGATGGCATCTATGATATCCGCCAGGTGTCCATGACTATCTTCCAGCCCCGCCGGGACAACGTCAGCACCTGCACCATGAGCAAGGTAGAACTGCTCCAGTGGGCCGAAACGGTGCTGAAGCCTGCAGCGGAACTGGCGGCCAAAGGCGAAGGGGAGTACAAGGCCGGCGACCATTGCCGTTTCTGCAAGATTAAGGCGACCTGCCGCAAGCGGACCGAATACAACCTGGAATTGGCCCGGTATGATTTCGCCGTCCCGTCCACGCTGCAGGATGAAGAAATCGAAGCTGTCCTTTCTAAGGCCGACGAACTGGTGAACTGGGCCGGGGATGTCAAGGAATACGCTTTGCAGCAGGCCCTGTCCGGCAAGCAGTGGGACGGATGGAAACTGGTCGAAGGCCGGTCGAACCGCCGCTACGTAAGCGAAGAAGCAGTCGCCGCCAAAGTGGAAGAAGCAGGCTTCGACCCATATGAAAAGAAGCTGCTCGGCATCACGGCGATGACGAAACAACTCGGCAAGAAACGGTTCAAAGAACTGCTGTCAGATTTAGTGGAAAAGCCGCAGGGCAAGCCGGTCCTGGTGCCGGAATCGGATAAGCGTCCGGCCATGCACACCGCGACAGATGATTTCAATGATGAAAAATAAGGAGGAACTTGCTATGTCCAAGAATTATGTCAATCCGTGCAAAGTGATTACCGGGGTCAATACCAGATGGTCTTATGCCAACGTCTGGGAACCGAAGTCCATCAATGGCGGTACGCCGAAGTACAGCGTCAGCCTGATCATCCCCAAGTCGGATACGAAGACCGTAGAAAAGATCCGCGCCGCCATCAAGGCTGCCTACGAAGAAGGCGAAAGCAAGCTCAAGGGCAATGGCCGCGCTGTACCGGCTTTCGAAGCCATCAAGACGCCGCTCCGTGACGGCGACCTGGAACGCCCGGGCGATGACGCCTATAGAGACAGCTTCTTCGTCAATGCCAACTCGGCGACCAAGCCGGGCATCGTCAATGCCGACTGCCAGCATATCCTGGAACGCTCCGAAGTCTATTCTGGCGTCTATGGCCGTGCGTCCATCAGCTTCTATGCCTTCAACAGCAACGGCAATAAGGGCATTGCTTGTGGCCTGAACAACCTGCAGAAAATCCATGACGGTGAACCTCTGGGCGGTAAACCCCGTGCAGAAGATGACTTCGCGACAGCTGACGATGACGATTTCCTGGCATAAGGAAGGAGAATTTCAATGGAAACTACGATGCAAATGATTTTAGAGATGATGTATTGCCTGGTGGCACTGGCTGCAAGCGGTTTTTTTGTGGCTTTAATTTATACAGCCCTCAAGAAGGATCAGCGTGATGAAGAAATAGCACGGCACCGGGAAGAACGGGAAGCGGAATATCACCGCAAACAGATGGAATCTTTTCGGAAATAAGTATTGGTAAATGGTGGTGGCGGGGCCTTGTGTCTCGCCGCTTTTCTTGAGGTGAAGCGTATGAAAAGCATGAGTATAGATATTGAAACGTTCAGCGATGTCAACCTGGCCAAATGCGGCGTGTACAAATATGCTGAATCGCCGGCCTTTGAAATTCTCATCTTCGGATATGCCATAGATGGCGGCGAGGTGCAGGTCGTTGACCTGGCCCGGGGAGAAAATATCCCTGAAGATATTCTGGATGCCTTAACCAATGAAGACGTCACCAAGTGGGCCTTCAATGCCAGTTTCGAACGAATCTGCCTGTCGCGATATCTGAGTGATTTGGGGATAAGTCTGGACCCGTTCCATGACCATCATCCGCTTTCCCAGGACTGTGCAAGGTTCCTCAATCCGGTGGGATGGAAATGCTCCATGATCTGGTCGGCCTACATGGGTCTGCCCCTTTCACTGGAAGGCGTGGGCACTGTGCTGAATCTGGATAATCAGAAGATGAAGGAAGGCAAGGAACTGATTCGTTACTTTTGTGTACCATGCAAGGAAACCAAAACAAATGGTGGCAGGACGAGAAATCTTCCTCATCATGCCCCGGATAAATGGGCTCTGTTCAAGTCTTACAACAAACGAGACGTAGAAGTGGAAATGGCCATCCAGGAGCGGCTGAAGAAGTATCCCGTCCCGGAATCGATATGGGATGAATATCATCTTGACCAGGAAATCAATGACCGTGGCATTGCCATCGACCGGACGCTGGCTGAAAATGCCATCGTTATCGATGCCCGCAGCCGGGACAGCCTGATGGCTATGCTGAAGGAAAAGACGGGCCTGGAGAACCCGAACTCCGTCATCCAGATGATCGGCTGGCTGGAACAGCATGGGATGAAGACCGATTCCCTGGGCAAGAAGCAAGTACAAAAGCTGCTGAAGACAGCAGAAGAACCGCTTCGCAGTGTGTTGCTGCTCCGGCAGAAGCTGGCCAAATCATCAGTCCGTAAATACCAGTCCATGGAGATGACGGCCTGTGAGGATGGACGGGCCAGGGGAATGTTCCAGTTCTATGGGGCCAACCGGACCGGGCGGTTTGCCGGCCGGCACATCCAGCTGCAGAATCTGCCCCAGAATCATCTGCCGGATCTCTCGGAAGCCCGGGAGCTGGTACGCCAGGGAAATTATGAAGCCCTGGAGCTCCTGTATGATTCCATCCCCGATGTCCTTTCCCAGCTGATCCGTACGGCCTTTGTGCCCCGGCAGGGGCTGAAGTTTGCCGTAGCGGACTTTTCAGCCATTGAAGCCAGGGTGCTTTCGTGGCTGGCCGGAGAAACATGGCGCTCGGACGTCTTTGCCCGAAATGGCGATATCTATTGTGCTTCGGCCAGCTCCATGTTCGGTGTTCCCGTGGAAAAGCATGGCGTCAACGGGCATCTCCGGCAGAAAGGGAAAATCGCAGAACTGGCCCTTGGCTATGGCGGTTCCATCGGGGCACTGAAAGCCATGGGTGCCCTGGAGATGGGGCTTACGGAAAATGAGCTGTATCCTCTGGTGCAGTCTTGGCGGTCAGCCAATCCGCACATCGTCGATTTCTGGTGGCAGGTGGATGCCGCCGTGAAGACGGCCATCAAGGAACATATCCCCATGCGGGCCGGCTGCATCCGCTTCCTCTGCCAGAGCGGCATGCTGTTCATCCAGCTCCCAAGCGGACGGCGGCTTTCCTATGTGAAGCCCCGGATAGGCGAGAACCGTTTCGGCGGGGAATCCGTCACCTATGAGGGCGTCGGCGCAACGAAGAAGTGGGAACGGCTGGAAAGCTACGGCCCGAAGTTCGTGGAAAACATCGTCCAGGGCATCAGCAGGGACATCCTCTGCTATGCCATGCAGACCTTACGATGCTGTGCTATCGTCGGCCATGTCCATGATGAACTGATCATCGAATGCAGCCGGGATGTCAGCGTCAATGCCATCTGCGAGCAGATGGGACGTACACCGTCCTGGGCTGAAGGATTGTTGCTCCGGGCAGACGGATACGAATGTGAATTTTATCAAAAAGATTAAAATGAAACGTCAGAAAACACCTTCTGCGGTGGCTACAAAGCAGGAGGTGTTTTTATGAACAATCAGAATGAATTTGAAAATGCAATTCCTCTATTTCAACGGTTCATGCTGACTCCTAAGGAAGCCAGCGTGTACTTTCATATTGGTGAAAAGAAAATCAAAGCCCTTGCTGCAGAACGCCCAGATGCTTCTTTTATAGTCTATAACGGAAGCCATTTACTTATCATCCGGAAAGAATTTGAAAAGTTTCTTTGCCAGACTTCGAGTATTTAGTTGAAGGATATGAGTTGACTTATTTGCTGGCTAGAGTGATGTATAGACAAGGAAATAAGAGAAAGGAGACTGGAATTATGCCACGTACGCAGTCGAGTATCCGCAGGGATAAGAAAAAACGAAAATTACGGCCCGGCGAAACGGTTCGGACAGATGGAAGATATCAGTTCAAATATCAGTTAAATGGAAGACCAAAGTTCTTTTACAGTTGGAAACTGGAACCCACAGATCCACTACCGGCAGGGAAGAAGCCTTGCAAATCACTGAGGGAATTAGAGAAGGATTTGGAAATCCGTTCTGCTATTTGTCCTAATCGTGATGATGATACCATGACCGTTATGGAATTAGTACAGCGTTATTTAGCTGTTAAGACAGGGGTTAAACCTAACACGAGAACGAATTATAATTTTGTTGTCAACTTACTGGCGAAAGACCCTTTTTCGCAAAAACCTATCGGTAAGGTCAAGATGTCTGATGCCAAGTTGTGGCTAGTCAAGATGCAATCAGAAGGGAAGGGATATAGCTCCATTCACAGCGTCCGGGGTGTTGTACGGCCAGCTTTCCAAATGGCAGTCGATGATGAAATTTTATGGAGGAACCCTTTTAATTTTGAAATGAAAGAAATCCTCATCAATGACAGTGTGAAACGAGAAGCGGTTTCCCGAAAGGATATGAGGCTCTTCTTGGAATTTTTAAAAAACGACCGACATTATAAAAAATACTATGAAGCGATATTTATACTTTTCCACACGGGAATGCGAATTTCAGAATTTTGCGGATTGACTGTTGGGGACGTCAATATGGAGAACCGTACTATCAATGTAGATAAACAGCTTCAGCGGGATACAACAGGGAGACGCTATATTATCTCTACTAAAACAAAGGCTGGGGCTAGGATGCTGCCAATGACAGAAGAAGTATATCAGTGTTTTGCTGAAATCCTGCGGCGTCGAAAACCGCCTAGAGTTGAAACGATGATTGATGGTCATGGTAACTTCCTCTATTATGATAAAAACGGTAATCCCTTGGTAGCGATGCATTGGGAACATTATTTTGGCCGGGCCGTTAGTAAATATAACCGGATTTATCGCTACCAACTGCCGACAATCACTCCTCATGTTTGTAGGCATACGTACTGTACCAACATGGCTCTTTCAGGGATAAGCGCCAAGACACTGCAATATTTGATGGGACACAGCGATATTTCCATCACACTCAATGTGTATACGCATATCAAATTCGATAATGCCCAGAAAGAAGTGGAACTTGTCCAGCAGCGGCAGCAGAAAGAAATGGAAAATGTACGCAAAGAGTTAGAACAAGTAGGTGCCATTCGGCCCAAGATTATCCCTTTCAAGAATGAAGCGTAG